CTCCCAAAAGGTTCGCTCCCAAAAGGTTCGCTCCCGAAAGGTCCGCTCCCAAAAGGTCCGCTCCCAAAAGGTTCGCTCTCGAAAGGTTCGCTCTCGAAAGGTCCGCTCCCAAAAGGTTCGCTCTCGAAAGGTTCGCTCCCGAAAGGTTCGCTCCCGAAAGGTCCGCTCTCGAAAGGTTCGCTCCCGAAAGGTTCGCTCCCGAAAGGTTCGCTCTCGAAAAGTACGCTTCGCGCACGGCCTCTTTCATGGTAGCCGCTTGGCTCGCGAAAAGAACCGCATCAGTGTAGCGGTGTTTGATTTCGATTGTCATAATTTTCATCCTCCGTTCGTCTGCTGCAACATATCTAGAACAACCAAAGCAGGATTGCAAGAACTATTTTGGTTGACAGTCCAAAAATGATTTGTTAGGGATATCTTCCAACCAACGGAGGATACCCAAAAATGTATGGATATGAGAAGGATATCAGGCGGATTGAACGCTGGCTCGCCAAGAACAAGGTCGCGCCTACCGCCCTCGGCACGGCTGCGGTCAAGCGTTCCACGGTGATCCAGCGGATACGCAAGGGAAAGGTGACGTTGTACAGCCTTCGCAAGGTGCTGGGCTATATCGACCGGCATCCCATCGTCAAGAACGCCTACAGGGCCAAGTAACATGACCGGATATGTACCGTGGATACCGTGGACCCCGGAAAAGATAGCCGATTTGACAAGAATGTGGGTAGTTGAGAAACTGCCTGCCTCGGTTATTGCGGAGCGCCTCGGCATGACCCGCAATGCGATTGTCGGAAAGGTTTTCCGCTTGAAGCTTTCCAGCGAAGGTCACGCTACGAACGGCGGCGGCGCTCCCAAGGGGCCGCGAAAGATCAGGCCTATTCGCAGCACTCCGTTCCGGCCCCCTGTCTCTACTCTTGTCTCTACTCTCTCTCCTCCAGAAGAAAAGAAGATGGAGGGGCCACCGGTTGGCGGCGTCCCCCTCTTGGAACTCGAAAACTGGCATTGCCGGGAAATCATCGGCCATAACGGGCTAGCTGTCTTTTGCGGTGCAACACAGTGCGAGAATAGCTCGTTCTGTCCGACGCATCACGCCAAGAATTACACGTTTGGAACCGGATGGAGTCGCAAATGACCTTTGAGACAGAAGCTATCTCTCGCGCCCGCGTCGTAAGAAAAAGACTGATGAACCCTCCCAACGCGGTCCCGGATACCGGGATCAACCTGAAACAGACCAGACCGGACATCCTGTGCAGGCAATTGGGGATTGTCTACATTCCCCCAGAACCAAAAAAACCTACGCCAGCGCCTAAATCTCCGCCGATCCCGGCTTCATTAAAACCGCTGGTGCTTTCCTCGCCTCCAACGGTATCCGACATCATACAAATAGTGGCGCGGTTCCATCATATGACCGCAGAACTGTTGTTAAGCACTAACCGAACTTCTCATATCGTTAAGGCTCGTCATATTACTATGTATCTTGCTCGCAAGCATACCAAGGCCAGTTTCCCGAAAATTGGCAGGCGACTAGGCGGCAGAGATCATTCCACACTTCATTATGGCGTTAGAAAGATCGTTAAATTAATGGAAACAGATCAGGAATTGTGCGTCGTTATCCAAAAAATAGAGGAAGAAATTAAGGCATGATGCTCACATTGCCCTTTCCGCCCTCTTCAAATTCCATGTTCCTGAACAACAAGGGACGAGGCAAGGGACGGATAATCTCTCCTGAATACCGGGCTTGGAAGCTGGAAGCCGGGTATATCCTGAATAGACAGGATATTGAGATTTTCGATACCAGAGTTATCGTAGCCATTCAGCTTAGCGACAAGCGCCAAGGCGACTGCGACAACCGTATCAAGCCGGTTCTAGACCTTCTGGTATCCCACGGAATCATCAAGAGCGACCGCAAGAAGTATCTCAAGGGCGTATCGGTAGAATGGGCAGATGGAATCACCGGATGCAAGGTCATCATAGAGAAGGAGGAAGAGGATGCCAAAGAGTGAATGTTTAGACGTTGTTCTCCGAGAACTTCGAGAGAACAATATAAAACCTGCCGTAAACAGTGGCGGCAAGCATATAGCCGTATCTTGGTACCATAATACGGAATCACGGCGCTTTACCTGTGACATCAGCGCCTCGGATCACCGCGCCATTGTCAATGCAAGGGCCGATATCCGAAGGATATTGCGCCGTGATGGAGTGCTTGCAAACGGCAAAAATCAGTAGCAGAATAGAAAAGAGGCCGCAGACAGGGCATGCTGCGACCTCTTAAAACCTGCCAGTTAGAGCTGGCGGCAACGGCACAACTAATGGAGCTAGTTATGACTACAGCCATAGAGGTAAGCTATGACCACATCCATATCTAGCACTACAAATCCGTCAGAGCAATCCCCGACGCGATGGTTCCGCTATTATAGCGACGATCTTAACAATCCAATTATTCAACGATTGCCCCCAACCCTTTTCAAAACTTGGGTCAATATTCTTTGCGTTGCCAGAAAGAATGATGGGATCATTCCGCCCATAAAAGAACTCTCAATTCTTCTTAGATTAAGGCCAGATCGTTGTCAGTCCGCCGTCAGTAAATTGACAGTAGTTGGTCTAATATGTCTGACTTCTGGTGCCACCAAACCGTCAGATTGGGAGACACGACAATACAAGAGTGATCAATCAACTCAAAGGGTTAGGGACCATAGGAAACGTTCCAGTAACGGGTCAGGAAACGTTCCTGTAACGGCCCCAGAGAACAGAGATAGAGATAGAGAAGAAAGTAAGGAAGAAAGTAAGGAAGAAAGAGGTTCTCCTTCGGAGAACAACAAGCCTCCGCCTTCGGCTACGGTTGTTGCCTTGCATCCAGTTCCAAACCTTAAAACAGCGCCTGAAGAAAATTTACTTCCGGCGCAATCTCCTAGATCGGAGTTATTCGCATTTGCGGCGCAAGTTTTGGGGAAGAAGGGAAGCGGGGCGCTTGTGAAGCGAATGCTTGAATTGAGCCGGGATGATATTCCGCGAGTGCGGAAGGTGTTGGTGGATGCTCAGAAAGCGGTGGACCCGAAAGCATGGGCCTACAAGGTCAAGGGCAATTGGGAAAAGCAGCTTGCCCCTGAGGTGGAACATCAAAAGGAAATCGACCAGTGGAGGCCAACCAAGGGCCAATACCCGGAAATAGACTACAGCCATCCCCAGCAATCCTACTACATCAAGTCCAAACTGGACGGGAAGCGGCTCTATCTGGATTGGGCCATGGTCGAGCGGATGGTCAATGCGGAACGAGACAGGCTGGGATTGGGCTAGAAAAATGGAGGTTATGCGATGAAGCGCAGCAAACTGAATACATCGAAAAAACAGGATCGTATCGCTCTAAAGGGCCTTCTGGCCGTGCTTAACGGCGCTAAAAACTCGTTGCGCCGCGACGAATGCGGCGACTGGACTATTCGCGGCTCTAGAGGAACCGTTCAATCGGCCAATGGGATTTTCTATGCTTACCTCCCATGTCGGAGCGCCCTCGCATGGACCCACGCGAAGAAGCAGCTTGGATTGCCGATTTCGCAGGATGGCGATGACGAGGGGATTTTCCGGTTTCAAGACCTCGCGCCAGCGCAATCTGAGGCGTTTCGTCATTATTTTGGTATCCGACAGACCAAGGGTGCCCCGCCGAATGCTTTTAAGAACGGCCAGATCGACCTTTAGAGGCGGTTTCATTCGTTAAAAATGGTTGGGTGGGGTTAGATAGCCAAGGAACCATAAAAATGGAAAAAATGACCGAAGCTGCCATCTGGGCCATCTGGAGCGGACCATGACCAGCCTTATCCAGAAACTTGAGAAGTTGGGAATAAGACCCCCGGTGGGGGGTCGCATTCCAGCCAACAACTACAAGACAACCTGCCCGCAATGTTCGCCCACAAGGCGCAAGAAGAACATGCGGTGCCTAAGCGTCAGGATCGAAGATGACAGAATTTTATATCACTGCTGGCATGGATGTGGATTTAAAGGAGCAGTCTTCTCGGATGACCCTATCGGACGCCGCCGCTGGCTGGCTGAAAGAAACCAGAGGGATCAGCCGGGAGACTTTGGAACTTCTGCCCGCCGCATCCGGAATCACATTTTTCGCTGACTTGGGAGAGAAATCTCCAGCCATTTTTTTCAAATACGATGTTGGCTGGAAGGCGCGAAGCTTTCCCGAAAAGGGCTTTGTGTCATCCAAGGGCTGGAAGCCAAGCCTCTGGAACCTTGAGAAGGTGCTTGAAACGCTTCATACCGGAGAAGCCGGTTGTGATATTTATATCACGGAAGGGGAACTGGATGCTCTTTCATTGGTGGAAGCTGGCATACCTCCCGGTCAGGTGCTTTCGGTGCCGTCAGGGGCTTCGGGTGGCTCGGAACTGGTTTATCTGGCCGACGCCCTGAAAGCTGGCCTCAACAGGGCCAAGAAGATCATATGGGCGGGAGACTGCGATGAAACCGGCATTGCCATGCGGGCACTGGTCGCCAAGCAGACTGGCTTGGCCAAGCTTTGGTATGTGGAATGGCCGGAAGGCTGCAAGGATGCCAATGATGTTTTAATTAAATTAGGCCCGGATTATCTGAGAAACTACGTTTTGGAGAATGCCTATGCCAGCCCCGTCGAGGGCATGTACCGGATGTCGGAAATCCCGGAGCCTCCTCTATTCACGCTTTGGGAACCGGAGATTGACTGCCTAAAAGGCAAGATGTGGCTGGCACCGGGAACCCTGACTGTTGTCACCGGACAGCCCGGAGCGGGCAAAACCAATTTCTTCGGACAGCTATGGTTTGAGATACTTTACAAGTACGATCTCAAGGGATGCTTTGCCTCGTTCGAAACGCGCCCCAAGCCGCATATGCGAAGGCAGATCAGGACGCTATTCAACAAGATGCCTGAATATCAGCAGACACAGGAAGAGCTTAGGGCAGCAGATAGCTGGGCGGAACGGCATTACCTGTTCATGGTTCATCCCGAGCAACGGCCCTCTCTCAACTGGTTTCTGGATCAGGCTGAAATGGCCGTCGCTAGAGATGGGGCCAAGATCATTCAGCTTGATCCGTGGAACCGGCTAGAAGCCTCACGCAGCAAGTCGGAGAGCGAAACCGAGTACATAGCCCGTTGTTTACGTTCGCTCTATGTTTTTGCACAGGACATGAATTGCCATGTCCAGATCATCGCCCATCCGGCCAAGATGGATAGTCAGCGCAAGGGTCGCGCACCCGAACTGGAAGATATTTCCGGGTCCAAGGCGTGGGATGCGATGGTGGATCAAGGTTTTGTTATCCACAGGCCCAAGTTATTCGATGATGCTGGCAATCGGCTTACCAAGGCAAAATTTTTTGTCAGGAAGTCCCGTTTCGAGGAACTTGGATATCCCCTGAGTGTCAATATCGACTATGACCTGAACACCAGAACCTATGTTCCTGACTATAGTAGCGATATGGCAGAATAGCTCATGGCTTATCCTTCAGTGCGGCGGCAAGCAGGGCCATATTCTGTTCTATTACCCATTCGAGAACGTCGCTGGCGGTTTTTCGACTAATGAGTCCCTCCGAGATCATTTTGACGATCTCGGCATTTTGTTTAGGTGTGACAATCCAGAGGGGTAGAGTCATCCTTATGGCTTATCCTCTGCGAGTGCGGCGCGGATTTGTTTTTGCATGTAGCTATGCACAAAATAGTATTGCAGAAAGGCTTCCGCTTTTCTCAATACCGCTTCCAGTTCCTCTATGCGGTCCGCCGCTTCCCTGATGCGATCAGGCACCTCGTCATTGTTCTCCCCCGGAATATAATTCCGTAATCGCGCAACCAAGCTCATGGTGAGGGCCTCCCGTGTGATCTAGATTAGCCTGACGGCTTTTCCACACCGCTTACAAACACCAGTGGTTTGACTGGTCAATCTGATCCCAGCGTGGTCACCTAAACCGCACCAAAACTGTCTAATCCATTTTATCATGGCTTATCCTCCTGCTGTGCGAGGGCGGCGATCTCACGGGTCATGGATTCGATTAAGTCAAAGTCTAATTCTTTGTGAGCATTCTTGAAATGGCAATAAGCACGAGCCAGAGCCTGACGGATGAGGTTTAGATCAGGCTTCTGTCGCATCGCTGCGATGGCGGCGTCCGATTGCATGTCTGCAACGCGCTGCTCTGCTTCCGCCCATAATCTGTTTGCCCGCTCGGCTTCCTGTTTCCAGTCGATGACACCGGCCTCAGTGGTTTCGATGTGAGAGGCAATCGCTGCGATTGCGGCGCGGGCTAAGCGAACGGCATCTGCGCCGCCGCCAGAGGCGGATTGTGCATCACCGATGCACTCGCAATCTGCCTCATCTAGAACACATCCGCCTTCTCCGCAGCAAATTATCTTAGCCACCCGTTCCACGATGTCAGTCATTCGCGTTTCTCCAATGCGTTAGCTGCCATCCGACGCAAAGTGCCAACATGGCGCATGACCCACGAAACTTCATCAGCCGCGCTGTCTGCTGGTTGGTCTGGGGTATGCGAGCCTGCAATGTCTATCAATGCGGCCCGGTATTCCTCCGCTTTTACTAACGCTCGCGCTAGGGCAAGCGCAGTTTCATAACTTGTTGTGACTGTAGCCTGTTCGTCGTGGAAGAACTCTGCAATGTCGTTCATATCGTCATCGCATACTAAGATGGGGCCACTGGATCGCGGCTCCGGTTCTGAAATAAAAAGTTTCATTTAACTTCTCCTTTTTATGTAGGCCAGCGCCCGGCGGCGGGCGATCCGCGCATCGTCATAAAGTGGAAAACACTTCCCACATGTCTCAGGCGCATCCGACGGATCACATTCGTCGCATTTCAGATGGGCAGTTTCTGCGACCTCTTGGAGAGCGAGAGCCTGCACCAATAAGTCAATCCTACCCTCTTGGCATTCATGGCATCGCGCGTCTCCCTTGATCCGCCAACCTTCGGCACATAGCGCGCAAGGCTCTACTTCGGGACTGCGGAAGCTCATTTGCTCTCCTCCACTGCTGCGCGGGCGAGTATCGCGAACCCAGTCGTCCACAACTTGTTGGCGCAACCGTGCCACCATATTGTCGCTCATTTGCGTTCCTTCAATGCGTTAGCGGCAACTCGGCGCAAATCACCGACATGACGCATAACCCATGAAATTTCATCAACAGAACTATCTGCGGGCTGGTCGGGCGTATGTGCGCCCCTAATGTAGATCAACGCCGCCTCCGCTTTCTCCAGCGCTTTCGTCAGTTCCTCGATGCGGTCGGCGGCTTCAAGGCGTGCATAGTCGTCAATCAAATCTAAATTACGCAACCGTTCCACCAGATCGTCGCTCATGCTGGCCCCACAGTTATGCCGACCACATAGAAAATGCCTATCAAGATTGCCACGCTGACAATGAAGGCTAGCAGTAGTGCGAGTTGATCTGTTGCGTTGCTCATGGTTTACAGCCACTCGATCATGATGATGTCACCGTTCGCGCCAAGACTGATCCAGCACCAAGCCCAATCTTCAAAGGTGGTGATGGCGGAAGGGCTCTTTTGCCAGAACGGTCCCAATCTCCTCATTTCTTCCCCCTATAGCGGCACTGGTCCCATGCGAACAGGCTAACTGGAATGACAAGAATATAAAGAATGATGATTGGTATCATGGCTTCCTCCAGACTATGCTTCCGTCCATCTTCCTCCATCCTCTAAAGGATGGCTTCTTCTTTATTCCGATGGCCTTTTTGCGCTTACGGTACATTACGGCTTTCTGCGCCGTATCGATGTGCGTCTTGAGTTTATGGCACGGTTCGCAAAGCAGTTGAATATTGTCCTCTGTGTTACTACCACCGTTAACGATGGCTATTCTATGATCGTAAGCGGGCAACAATTTGCCGACTATTTTTAATGTGCAAGCCGCGCATTTGCCTTCGTACTTTTCGAATATTCTGACTTTGACCCTAGCCGGGATAGCTTCGTCACTATCCCGGCCTATCCAATCGGGAAGGCTTCGTGTCATGCCTCGCCCCCGTTCGCGCGAGCAGGTCTGTCTACGAGCGGCTTAGCCGATGCAATGGCGCGTTCCAGTCGGTTGATCTGGCGGGAAATATCGCTACGATGTCCCTTAAGCTCAATGATACCTTTTTCAACAGCGTCTAAGACTTCGCTGGTCCCCTTGGCCGCCGAGATTAGTTCGTGGATCATGTTTTCGGCGGCGAATAATTTTGTGGCGTCGTTCATCTTTTTTCTCCTTGGTCGCGCGAGCGGGCGTGTACAGTCGCGCGAGCAGGCCATTTACATATTGGCCGATACGCGCGAGCAGAGCGTTTTATGGTGTAATGACCCATCCGGCGAAGATAGCTGAAAAGATGATTAGCCAACAAACGACTTCGAAAAATGCCATCATTCGTTTACTCATTGTCTATATCCCTGAATAGCTCGTTAAACTTGGTTTCATCGATGCCGGTCATTAACAATTCGCGCTGGCCGTCCGACAGATCGGCCAATGCTTCGTGGATCAGTGCGCCACCGTCCAGCCATTGCCGGTATTGCGCGTATTGGGCTTCTGTCAGGGTCAGGCTGGCCCCATCGCCACAGCGCGACCATGCGGGCGGCCTGACGGTGACGCGCCAGCGGCCTTGTGGCTCGCGTACAGCCTCGCGCGAGGGGCCTAACCCCATGGCATCAATCGGTCGTACCATGATTATTCCCTCCCATGTTCGCGGTTTGAAGCATCGGACGCGGCAAGGATGGCCACGGCAACGATAGCCAAAAAGACAAAAATACAGACAAGCCACTTTCCCCAAAGTATTAACCTATGAGGTTCTATCTCAATAGGAGGGCCGTGGGACGGCCTTCCATAGGAGGGCGGGTTAACCACCCGACGTTGATTTAGGCGCATCGGTAGCCCTCCCATTGGCTTGGCTTAGGGCAATAACGCCTTGCATGACCGATAAGGCATCGCAATAGCCGTCAAGATATTCTTCGTCCAAGACAGGAATACCGGGCAATGACGGCAGTTTACCTTTGAGGGCATCGCGGTATCCATCGCTATGAAAGGTTGAATTGCTCATGGCTAAACCCTCCAGTTATGGGGCCGCATTGGCGCGGCCCCTGTTGATCCTATCGCTTGAACATCACTTGCCTGCCATAAGGCGGATAATATGGGGAACCGGATTGTTGCTCGCGGCCCCAATTGATCCAAACAACCGGCATGTCCGGTTCCGGGCCAAAGCTTGATGTTTCCATATCGGTCAGGAACACGCACCCAACGCAATCGGTCAATTCGCCAACCTCTTGCATTGCGCTGTCAAAATGCGTTCCGCCTTGCCGTGCGTTCAAGTCGAAATCTAAAATCTCCTGCGAGGTTGTAACGTCGCCCATGGCCCGGATATCGGTATCAACAGAAATGATGGTGGCGTTTGTGATATCGCCTTGATCCATGAACCGCGCTACCGTCGATTTGATTTCGGCAATGGCTTTCTTATCCATGGACGATGAAACATCGATGCAAAAGACAAGGCGCGCGATTTGGTCACGGGCGAAACCGGGCAGATTGATATCCCGCGAAATGTAGCGGCGATTAGGCCGCATATAGGTCCGACTTTGGATATCCCGATTATTCCGGATCATATCTTCCAGTACATCGTTATAGTCGAGCGGGGCGGGTTCCTCATAACCATCCAATAGCCGCTCAATGTCTTTTGACATATAACCGCCTGCCGTTGCCTTTTTGGTCGCGCTGTCAATCAGGCGGTCAAGCTTGGCTTCAAAGTCTTTTAGCTCTTCCGCCGTTGGCTCTTCCATGGGTTCAGAGCCTTGTTGATAGCCTTCGCCAGCGTCGGCCTCGTTACTCTGATCTTGATCGGCGTCTTGATCCTGATCTTGATCCTGTTGCTTTGCGGCCTTGTCAGCCTCTTGCTTGTCTATCAGCCATTTATACGCCGCTTCACAGGTCATGTTGGCAATTTCAGGAATATCGATTGCGCCGGTTGGCAAGGGCCACCCGCGCCGCAACGTCATGGGGTTGGCGTTTGCGCCGTCGCAGGCAATATTCCAAGTCATGGGGTCGCGAAATCCGCACCGCTGTACGTGTTTCAGGATGATATGGCAAAATTCATGAAATAACAGGCCCTCGACTTGTTCGCCGGTCAGCCCCATGATGAAAGCAGGATTGATAAAAACCTTAGTTCCGTTTGTGCAAGCGGTTTTGATATCCGTTCGCTCAATGATCGGAGCGGCAAAAATGATATGGGCAAACCATCGGTCGCGCTTGGCTATTGCCTCACGCGCTTTCAGTGCTCTAACCATGGCAGGGGAATAAGCGGTCATTTGGTAGCCCTCCGGCTGGTAAGAGAAACGAGAATAGAGCCTCTAGCTGTAAATCCGGTTATCTGGAAAAGCAAGAACAATTTTTGAACACGGGAAGGCCTATCCATACTCTATATACGCGCTTGATGTTCAGGAAATGTTTGCACCCGCCAGAACGAGTTGGCTGTCAACTAGGCCACAAACTTTATTTTGCGGTAAAATAGGACCGTCAATAGGAAGGCCGTGGGTGCGTTATTTTATCGATCTTGATCCGATATACCGGAGAGAAAAGCGCGAACCTGTGGGCTTCTAATTGAGATTTGGCCGATTTTACCCATGTCGTAGGCGCATGACATTGCGTTTTGGCCTATCCCGCTGTATTCTGTACATGATTTGTTCTTGGGATAGGTAGCTAGCGGGCAGACAGGCCCCTAGCCCGATACTTGGGTTTCCAGATAATGCCTAGACTCGTTAATATCAAACACGAGCGTTTTATCCGGGAGTATATGAAAACGGATTGCAACGCGGCAGAAGCGTATCGGAGGATATACCCAAGGCATCGGCCCGATATCGCCCGGATATCGGCCTGCCAGTTACTAACCCGGCCTAACGTAAAGAGGCGACTAGAAGAGGTTCAAATGGCGTTGATCCGGAAGGCGGATATTACGGTTGAAAGCATCCTGACCGAATATGAAGAGGCGCGTATTCTCGCCACCAGCCAAGCGAAACCAGAGGCGATGTTAAGCGCCAGTGAGAAGAAGGCAAAGCTAGTCGGGTTGTTGATCGACCGGCGCGAAAGTGGCAATGCCGGAGATTTCGAAAACCTTACCGATATTCCCGCTATCCTCGAAAAAGTGAGACAAGAAGCGGGGTTAGAAGCCGCCATAGCCCTAGCCAAGGCATTTGGGATAGAAGACGAAACGCCTCGTGAACCAAGCCTGATAGACGATATCGGGGCATTGGAACCCTCATCAGGTGCAGTCAATTAACATTCAGGCTGTAGTGTTCATATCAGCGCAAGGATCAACGGTAGATCATTGGCGTTTGGCGCTATTGCCCCTGGCATTGCTTTGGGTTGAATTGCTATTGCTTTGGGCTTGTTTTGGGCTGAGATGGTATTGCTTTGGGTTGAGATTGTTCAGGAAACCGCCCTCTCGCCTCGTTTAATCCGCCAATACCATAGGGCGCATCAATGGATATCTGCCCGATATGCCAAGGAAACCTAGTCCTGATCGGCAAGGTTCATAGATGCATACCCAAGGTTACAGTAACCAAGGATATTGGTCACGTAACCAAGCCTAGTGGTCACGTAACCGAGGAGCCGGATAGGTATCGGGAAGGCTATGACGCCGGGTATCGTGCGGGCCTATTGGCAGGCACGGCAGGCAAGAGCGGGCCGAAGCGCGACCGGGCGGCCTATATGCGGCAATGGCGCAAGACGAAATCGGGTCAGGCACCTAGCCATTAGCGCCCCCGATTTAAGCTCCCCAGTTTTCAAGCTTTCCCGCATTGCAATATAGCGTTCGCGGTATGTCCGCTGCGTTCGCGGAACGATCACGCTTTGTTCCCCTTATGTACCCTATATGTTCCTGTTCCCGGTTTGATCACGTTTTGTTCCGGGAACGAAAGGGGAACGAAAAAGGGGTCCGGTACATACCCCCTACCCCCCGCGCGGGCGAGGGTGAATAATTATCTCCATGCAGCGCGACTACTTAGCCATATAAAAATAAAAATCCAAATAAAGATACGGGTGTCTCTGGTATTTAGATACTCTGTCCATGAACTCCATGGGGTCAGCCCAAAAAATTTTACAAATAGAATTTTTGGACATTCGGTATCTAGATACTACCTCAGGTTCGCAATTGCGATACCTATGAGTGGATATTGAACTTGAAGCCGAATCCGCCGCTATAGGGACGCCATCCCAAGTACCAGAGGATACGTCTGCCTGAGTAGGATACGAAGGGTGCCCATCCGTTGATTATTGACCATTTCCAGCCGTATTGGGGTGGGATAGCGTCGTAGAGGGTGGTGAGCATGACGGGGGCGGGGCCTTTGACCACGTAGCCACGGCCTTCGAAGCCGATGACGAAGCCCATGAAGTTGCCGATGGGGTTACGACAAAACCATAGGCAGTCGCGCAAGACTTGGTTCCGAACAGATGGGAGGTAGGGCGCTCCATTGTTGATCTCCGGGGCATGCCATGAGTCTCCGTTGCGGAACCACCACAGGAAGCCGGTGGGGTATGGGGATGGAGGGACGGTGACGGTTTCAATCATGGAAGCCTCGCATGTGGTCTTGGTCTTGTTCCCTGAGCTTGTCCCGATCCCTGTCTTCTAGGTTACTGTCGATGGCCAGCAGCAAACAACATAATCCAAGGATAGGGATGACAAGTCCGATCACGCTCATTTTGATCTCCTGTTTCTCAGGGCGATGAAGATGGCCAAGATAGCCAGAGAAATCCATAACATGACGGGTACCCACCGGTCGTACCAAGCCAGCGTGTCCAGCATACCCATTGGTCAAAGTCTCAAAATGACACGGGCAAATATAGCCAGAATCAGCAAGATCAATCCCACATAAATCAGTATTCCCAATAGTCCCATGATGGTCATTTCAATTCCCCCTTGGTCAGCGCCCTGTCCACCTCGGGTTCAAAGACCGAAGGCATTTGATACCTTGGCGAAGGCTTCCCCGATCAGATCGATCTGGGTATCCGTGGGCGACCATTCGCAGTTGGAAAAGCAGATCATCTCGTCATAGTGCATCCGGGAGGATACGTCTTCTGGCGGTATCTCGTTCACGAACTGCTTCATCCGGTTCAGCGGGGTAACATAGCCCTTCACCAGCGGCACTCCCTCCGCCACCAGAGCATCCACCACTACGTTGCGGTGCGGCATACCCTCGGACCTGACATACCTGAACGGCACCATGTAATAGACATGGGTGCAGCCATCGCGCACTACGGGTGGAGTTAGCCAGTTGGTTTTGGCAATTTTGGCAATTTTGGCAATTAACTTCTCAGCCTGATCCACACGTTTTCCGATAAGCTCCGTGGACCTAGCTAATTGAGAAATCCCAATCGCCGCCGTGATCTCGGTAGCCCTGAGATTAAGCCCCACCTTCCCTCCACTTAGCTCTCCATGGTTGATAAACCCCCTCATCTCCTTGGCCAGCCCATCGTCTTGGGTGCAGATCACGCCCCCCTCGCCGCACTGGATGTGTTTATGGATGTTGAGACTAAAAACCCCGATATGACCGATAGTACCGGTATACTTGCCATCCTCCATCGCCATCGGGGCCTGTGCATTGTCTTCGATCAGGATGCGCCCCATCTGGTCGGCCTCTTCCCGCATGGTTCGTAACCGGGCGGGATGCCCGAACAGGTTGGTGACGATGGTGGCCTTGATGTTCCGGTTCCAAGACAGGCGATCAAGGCAGAAGGTATCTTCTTCGATATCCCCGAACCAGATATCAGCGCCCAGAAACCTAGCCGCCGCCGCCGTGGCCGACATGGTAAAGGGCGTTGTTTCAACAATGGTGCCGGGGCGAACGCCCGCCGCCTCGCAAGCCGCCAGCAACCCCGATGTGGCTGAATTGACGAGGATGGAATGTTTCACGTGAAACATCCGTGACCATAACTCCTCGAACCGCTGCACATAATGCCCGCCCCGCATCATGCCGCCCAGAAAACCGGAGAGGGGATGGTGGCCCATCAATCGCCTCACGATGGCGATCTCGTCCGGTCCTATCGAATTATACCGGGGCAGTCGCTCCCCGAGGGTCATGTGACCACCCCCGCAAGCCAGCTTCTCGCTCATAACTCCGCCCTCAACTCTTCCACCGTCATTCTTCGCGCCTTGTCCGAGGTATTGCCATGCTCCATCCCTTCATGCAGTTTTTCCCACGGTGGAAGCCCCCGGATATCCATATCCAGACCCATGGCTTCGGCCAGATCGCCCAGACGGTAGGCTGGCAATATCGGAATAACCGGCTTGGTATATTCAGCCATCTCGACCGTCTTCAGGATCAGGTCAACTGCTTCCTCCATTCGCATGAAGAACCGGGTGCAGTCCGGATGGGTTACCGGTACCTTGAGCCTGACAAGACCAATCCAGTCATCCCGCAACGCTTGCCATATCGGCACCACCGATCCTGTCGATCCCCAGACATTCCCATAGCGGCACACGCTGAACTTCGGTCCCTTCCATCCCGTTGTATTGTTCGCGGCCAGAAAGATCGACTCGGCCAGCGCCTTCGATGTGCCGTAGGGCGACACCGGTTGCCATGCCTTGTCGGATGAAATCCCCACCACCTTCTTGACCCCGGCATCGTGGGAGGCTTCGATCACGCTGATGGCCCCTCCCACATTGGTCTTCACCATTTCGATGGGATTGTAGTTGCCGACTTCGATCCGCTTCAGCGCCGCCGCGTGGATCACGGTATCCACCCCCTCCATGGCGCGTCTTAATCGTGCCTCGTCCCGGACATCCCCGATCATGAACCTCAACCGGTCCAACTGCTCGACCGGCATCCGTTGTCGCATCAGGAACTGCTGGTACTCGCCACGGGAGTAGACCACGATCCGCGACGGCTCCTTATCCCCAAGAAGCCGCTCCACCAGCGCATTGCCAAGAGCGCCCGAGCCACCCGTAATCAGCACACTCTTCATTTCAGCGGCCTCCAGCCATAGGGTTCGAACTTGAACCGCAGGCACTTGTCGCAGATGAAGACCCGCTCGGTGCCGTGCATGGTGATGATCTGGCTGCGCTGCACCCACTTGTGTTCGCAGCGTTCGATGCCGAGTATCTTCATCAACCAGTTCGCCAGCCGCTTGATCATTCCGGAAACTCCATCCATTCATCGAAAAAATCGTTGTACCAGACGCCAAACTGGTTCTTGCCGTAGAAAATAGGTGCCATGGGACAAACGTGGAAATGGTCACCGCGCTCCGCATCCGGAACATAAAGGCAAAGCATTGGTCCCGCATGCTTACCTCGCGTTAGAATTACCCTGTGTGATGATGGGTCAACGAGCGTCTTGTATTCGCCGCGAGGCTTCCAGCTCCCCTTCATTTCACCAGCTCCTTATCCTTGGCCGATGGGACTAGCTGTAGGTCTTGCACGAACCGTCCACGAAGAGGATGCAGGCCTCTACGTCGCCTTCCACAAGGTAAACCTTGAGAACCGTTCCGTCTTCCGACTTGCGGACGGCGCAATCATCCCGCTTGGACCAAGGCCTTGCCTCGAACAGGTGTCCATAAGCCTTAAGGCCTTCGCTGTCTTGTCGAAGCCTGAAGTATCCATCGATCAGATTTTTCACTTGACCATCTCCTTCTTCAGCGCGGTCCCTCTGGGAATATCCACCACGGCACGATGGTTCATCAGCCACTTGATCTGCACCGGGGGCAGTCCGTATCCGGGCCGGATCGACCGCACATTCTTCTCGGTGAACCATTCGCCCTTGCCGATGTTCTCCACCGCATAGAGCGAACGCCGGAACTGGCGTGAGGCTTCCTCGCTCTTGTATTCCTTGTTGACCAGAGAAGCATGTATCCACTTGATGTGGTTCGACATGGCCAAGAATTCCTCCGGTTCCATGGAGAACTCGGCATCGTGGATCAGGCGATCTCTGGACTGGCAGAAGTGCTTTTCGATAATGGCGGCTCCCATTCCCGTAGCCGCGATGGTCACTTCGTCCCCCAGTGAATGATCCGACAGGCCGCTGATGTAGGCGATGTCCCGCAAGGCCTTCAGTCGCCCCAGTCCGCTCTCTCCCAGAGTAGCCGGATAGGACGATACACATGCGAGCATGGCGCAATTATTGTAGGAATGCGCCGCCCGCATCGCCTGATGAATTTCATGCTCGCTCGCCATCCCGGTGGATATAATCAGCGGCTTGTTGGTGGAGGCCGCATACCGGATCAGCGGGATGTCCACGATCTCCATCGATGCGATCTTGTAGGCTGGACACCCAAGCCTCTCCAGCATATCCACCGATGTAGGATCGAAAACGGACGCAAATAGGGTAATGCCGACTTCATCCGCGACCTCGTAAAGCCTTGGAAACCACTCGAAGGGCGTATGGGCATCCTTATATAAGTCGTGAAGATACCATCCCTGCCATGGTCCGCTCTTGATCAGAAAATCAGCTTTCTGGATATTGAGAGTGATAGTCTCAGGAGTATAAGCCTGAAACTTCACCGCATCGGCTCCCGCACACTTGGCCAACACAATCAACTCGCAGGCGAGATGCAGCGAGCCACCATGATTGCAACTTATCTCCGCAATCAAATACGGCTTGTTGCCGTTGGCAATCTCGTAATCACCGATCTTCATTTCACATCCAATTCAAACCATCCCATGACAACGAAGGCAATCGGCCCTATCTGGATGGAGTACCCTTCTGTCGGTACGGAAAACCTCTTGTATTCCCATAAGGTCCAACTGAACGGGAATAGGCCGACCATAAAGAACCTGCCCCGGATGCAGATAACCAATTCAATGCCATCCTTGATCGCTCTCATTTCGAAAGCCTTTTCAGCATATCGTTGATGTCAGCGTCGTTCTTGCTGATCTTTCCGAGGATGCGCTTGGTATGGACGGTGCGCGACGTATAGGCGATCCTCAGAATATCCATCCAGAGCGCGTTATTGGATTTTCTGACATTTTCGATATCGTTAATCAGTCCGCTATCCCGCCTGATATTTATTTTGCCTGACGTTGGCGCTGGCTTCGATGACTTTGCCTTTGATGCTTTCACTGACTTTATCCTCTCTAATGGCTTTGGATATAGTTGCAAAGGTGCGATCCAAGGCTCTATGGATACGGGTGATATGATGATCTTCGTGTGCCCAGCAGAAGTTGAAGGATGTGATGATGAGGATACCATTGGCAATCATCTCCTGAATGAACAGCGTCTTGATGTCCTGATCTGAAAAGTTCAGACGTAGTAGATGGTCACCAAAAGCGTTAATGCTGTACACCTTGTATTTATGGGCAATCTCTTGAATTGTCCTCTGCATCTCCTTGTTGTAGAGATACAGCCGCTTGTTGACCGGCTCCTGCTCCAGCTTCTTGATGGTCGCCAAGGAGGCCGCAAGGGACAGGGTTTCTCCAAAGAAGGTGCCTGAGAAGCAGATGTTTTCCATCTCCTTCATATACATAGTCTTGCCGCAGAGGACCGAAATGGGCATCCCGTTGCCCATCGACTTGCCGAAGGTGGCAAGGTCCGGGATGACATTGTAGAGCGATTGCGCCCCCCCGAGGCCAAAGCGGAAGCCGGTGATGATCTCGTCGAAGATCAGGATGGTTTTGGTAAGGTCGCAAACCCGGCGCAACTCACCGAGGAAGACCGGATCGGTTTCCGGCTCCACGATGACACAGGCAAATGAACCGGTATAAAGCGCCACCTTGACCGCATTGATGTCGCCATGGGTGAGGATGGTGGTGTGCTTCTGCACATCGTCCAGAACGCCGTTGTGCCGCATCGGGTCGTGACAAATCGACCAGTCGCTCCAGCCGTGATAACCGGAAGTCAGGATGTTCTGCCGCTTGGTATAATGCCTTGCCAGCCGGATTGCAGCCTGTGTGACATCGGTACCGTTCTTTCCGAAGCGGGACATTTCGGCGCAGGGGATGATTTGACGAAGCTTGAGAGCCAATTCGGCTTCCAGTTCGGTGGCGACGGAGAATGAGATGCCCGCGCCTAGCTGTTGCCGAACAGCAAAATCAACATCAGGGTCACGATAACCAAGAATATTAGGCAACAGCCCGCCAACAAGGTCCACGTAATCGTTGCCATCAACGTCATAGACCACTCCACCGTTGCCATGGGTGACGAACAGCGGCGCTTCCTGCGGATACTGTAGATACGATTTACTAAAGGTCTGCGCCGCCAGCGGAATGATTTCCCGCGTCTTCGCGAGAAGGGCTTTGGAGACATCGTGGGGCCTTGTGACAGGTTCCTCATTGATCAGTGCCTCGAAGAACCGCTCGTTGCGGGGATGATGGGAATTGATATCCCTCAGATGCGGGTTCTTGTTCAGGAATTCGAGTATCTGAAGATAGGATGGCGGCATATGCTGATCGCAAAATTCGTCGGCTATCCGTTCACAGAAGGCCAGATCGTTGACGGTATCCAGTACCCATCTTTCCCGGTTCATCCCCGGCAACGGACAGGGTAGCGATACGGCTGGAAAGCGCCTGCGATTGCGGACGATGAACTGCGTGACGGTATCGCGGTCAGTGGGCCGCTTGGCTTCGTAATGGGCGGCGGTCAGCGCCTCCATGGTAAAGGCTTCGCAATCCAGCCCATCCGGCCATACCGGCGGATCATTGTTGGAACAGTATGCGGCTCCAGTGGCGGCCCTCAGAGCGATCACTTCGCCAATAACCTGTGGGTCCAAAAATGGGCAATCGCATGTCACACGGACAATGACATCTGCCTTAAAGGCTACCGCTGCCTCATAGACGCGAGAAAGCACATCCGTTTCGCTTCCACGAAAGACACCTATGCCGCTCAGCCCAATATCGTTAACGACAAAATCGTGGATGGCATCATCTTGCGGAAGCGTGGATGTGGCAATAACTACCTGATCTACTTTCGGAGCGCGGTATCCAATGTGCATAATGCGATGTAAAGAATTGTATGGATAGGCATGCCCTCCAAGCTTTTTCAATACCTTTCCCGGAAGTCTTGTGGACCCCATGCGAGCGATGCCAATCAATACTGTCTTCATATCAAACCTGCCTGTTTACGGACTTCCAAACATATCTTGAGGGTGTCCAAACCTTCCTGACCGGTGGCACCCAGTGTCACAGCGCCATCGACGCGCCGGATGAAGGCCTCCATCTCTTCCTTGTAGATGTCATTCCAGTCAGTCTCCATCAGCACCGGCTGTTGGCCAGAGAGCGCGAAGAACATGGAGCCAGAGGTCAATCCTACATTCATGTTTCCCTTGGTGCCGTAGATGGTGAAGCCCCGCAATTCCGGCTTGGTAACGTAGTCCAGATGGATGGCGGTCATGCACCCCTGCCTGTGGGTCAGTAGAATGTCGGTCATGTCATCGTGGGAGCCGGGAGTACGTGTCTGCGAGCCTGTGACAACAGCCGGTCCCAAGAGATAAAGAGCCAGATCGATTTCATGGGACCAGTTGAGTATCACTCCGTCACGCAAATACGCAGGCTTGTCATTATACTGGGCGCAACAAAAATTTGCCCATAGCGGCTCTCCAATCGCTCCCATTGCCTTCTTGGCTTCCTTGACGCAGGGATGGAAACGAAGATTGTAACCAACCATGGCTACGCTTGAGAATGTATTCTCAAGGTTTGGAAGTTTGTCGGCTATTGGCTTCTCGCAGAAAATTGGCTTCGCCTCTGCAAGAACATCGGTTATATCGAAGTAGTGCCGCGAAGTAGGGCTGGCGATAACGATGGCATCGGATTTCAGAACCTCATCACGTTCCCAGAGAACGCCGTTAAGCGCCAAGCGGCGCTTCATATCCGGGTCATAGCCACGAATATTGCAATCAAGCGCCTTCAAGTTTTGGGCGTGACGCATACCGATAGAACCTAGCCCCAATACGCCTATTGTTTTTGACATCTGCTTTTCTCCCCCAGCTTCATCACTTCGTAGACCGGCGTATTGTATCCATAGGTCAGTTGGTCAAACCATTTTATCTTATCGATGGCCTTGTGGTAGCTGCCCTTTCCGGTCTGTGGAATCGGCGTCATCAATCCAGACTTGATTTGCGGCCATATCTGCTTGAAGCTTTCGATGGCTTGCTGGTGCAGGACGTAATAGGTGGTTGCGAGAGTATGGTTCCATTCGTTGGCATTGAAGTAGGCTTCTCCCTGAAAATAGACAGGTCCGGTATCCAGTCCCTTGGCGACTTCGTGGATAGAAATGCCCTTGGGAGTATCGTCGAACCATGACCAGAAGTTGGGGTCAGCGCCCCTGTTCCATGGCAACAGACTGATGTGGATGTTGATGATCCTTCCCTTGTAGGCATTCAGCCATGGCTCCTTGATGATGTGCCGAAACCCGTAACTGATGATCCAGTCGATGGTGAACATGGACATCAGCTCTTTCGGTAATTCCTCCGCCCAGAGTACGTTGCCTGTTTCGTGTTCATCGTCATAGATGATGGGGATGATACGTTGCGGATATGGACTGAGGATCAGGTTGATCATGACTGCCATGCCAGCGCGGTATCCTTTTTCAGGATAGTCACCGCCGTCCTGTCATCGGGATTGTCGGTATTCTGGATGATGCGGCGATGCACAACGTAATAGGCCGGATTGGCCAGCCATAATTTGCTGTAGTCCATCTTGTAGGAGAGCAAGCCTTCCTTGTGTTCGTAGGGACGGGAATAGGGAAAGTCCTGATGGAAGTCCCAGATGATCAGGTAGCCGCCTTCTTGAAGGACGCGATCTCCCTCCAAAACAATCTTGAACAGGTCTTCCCTGTCACAGAGATAGAGACAGAAGCCATAGATCACGACATTGAATGTACCGTCCTTCCAATCCAAATCATCTGCGGTTCCGGTATCAATATTGATGTCTCCATATCCGGGATCGACACCATACGCGGGGCATCCATATTCATTACGGATGATTTTCAAGCGCCATCCATTAGCGCATCCGATCTCCAGAACCTCTTCTACCGGGATGTCCGAGTCACGAATGGCCTGTATGATTGGATCATTCAGGGTGTCTATCTTGTCTTTATTGCGTTCAATCCAAGCGGCACCTTCCCCGCCCAGAAAGAAGATGGACTGTTTCCCCATCGTCAAATCTCCGCTGCCATGTAGACGTAACCGTGCTTGCGCTTCTCTTCCTTCATGCCGCAGGAGATGGCCAGATTGATCATCGGCTGGTTCTCTTCCATGGTGCCAATTTCGAACCGTTTGAAGCCTTCGCCCGCCAGCCCGTTGATGATGGCGCTCATGGCTTCCAAGGCATAGCCATGGTGCCATGCGGTCTTGTCCCCGATCATGATGCCGATATTGGCGATTGGCTTATCAATAACGCTGACAGTAAGGGAACCGATCAGGCCAAATGGGGCGTCCCGCTCCTTGTCGTTCAGATAGATAAACCAATAATCAATCCCCGAATTTCTTTGAAGATGCTTGAAATAAGTCGCTTGGGTTTCGATGGTATGCTTGATGTGGCGTTGCTCGGAATACCTGACCACATCGGGATCGTTCAGCCACCCAACCATTTTTTCCGTTACTCCTCCCCATAACATTCCCTCATTAAATCTACCCAGCCTAAGTCGCTCAGTATGAATGGCATTGATGAAATTTTTGGCTGCGCCATTTGGCCCTTGGATGGCACCAATACTCGGATAATAACTGGTGCTGGTTTGGACTTGTGGAGTGTTGAAAAAGGTTCCCATGCTTACTTCCCCTTCGGGAGGATGGGGCGAGGGCGCGGCATGGCCTCAAGCATATGCCTTCCCATCTCGTACATGGTGCTGGTAAGAAACATGATGGTTTCGGCATCGGCGCTATAGCCACCAAGACCTTGACGCTTGACGAACTCCTTGCGGAGCTTATCGACCATGATTTCCAGATCGTCGCGTGTCATATTGTATCTCCCCTATGGATCAATTAGATTGATAGACCATGAACTTAAGTCAGACCGAGATTATGACGCGGGCCTTCAACCGCGTTGCCAAGCTTCAGGCCGCCTCCAAGGCCGAAGGAAGCTTGATGGACTTTGCCGAATACGTCTGGCCGGTTTGCGAACCGGCCATTCCCTTCATCAAGGGATGGGCGCTTGAAGCGATCTGCGAACACCTTGAGGCCGTGACATATGGCCAGATACGCAGGCTTTTGATTAACGTCCCTCCCGGCTTTACCAAGTCCCTGATGACGGATGTGTTCTGGCCCGCATGGGAATGGGGGCCGCGTAACATGCCCCATCTCCGGTACGTTTGCGCCTCGTACTCCAACCACTTGACGGAACGCGATAATATGCGTTGCCGCAACGTGGTTCTGAGCGACCGGTACAAGCGTTTCTGGGGAGACAGGTTCAAGATATCCAACGAACAGTTTACCAAGGTCAAGTTTGCGAACGATCATACCGGATGGAAGCTAGCTACATCGGTGGGTGGTATTGGCGTTGGTGAAAGAGGCGACCGGTTCATCATCGATGACGCAAACAACACCATGCAGATGGAGTCCGAGGCCATACGAGACAACACGAACATGTGGTTCACGGAGGTTGTTCCGGATCGTCTGAACTCCCAGCAGGCCAGCGCCATCGTCGTAATCCAGCAGCGGTTGCACGAGGATGATGTCAGCGGCACCGCCATCACCCGGAAGATGGGCTATACCCACCTGATGATCCCGATGGAGCATGATGTGGCCCGTCATTGCACAACCTCGCTGGGATGGGACGAAAAGGGGCGGGAAATCATCTGGGATGACCCCCGGACAGAAGAGGGCGAACTGGCATGGCCCGAACGCTTCCCAGCCCACTCTGTAGATGAATTAAGGCGAGATAAAGGCCCCTACGCATGGGCTGGACAATATCAACAAAGCCCTGAACCACGGGGCGGAAGTATCATAAAGCGGGACTATTGGGGCATCTGGAACGAAGAGAAATATCCCGGTTTTGACTTTATTGTGGCAAGTCTGGACCCCGCCTTTACCGCCAAGGAAGAGAACGATCCCAGCGCCCTGACGGTTTGGGGGCTTTACCGGGACGATAGCGATAACCCCAAGGTTATGCTTATCTGGGCATGGCAGGAAAGACTCGAATTTAATCAATTAGTTCAACTAGTTACGGATGTTTGTACAGTCGATCAGAAGCCCCTTTCCCATCCCCGGTTCCCGGTCAATCGGCTTCTGATTGAAGGCAAGGGAAGCGGTATGTCGGTAGGGCAGGAAATGTACCGGCTATTCGGGCTGAGCGGCAAGTTCGGCATCGATATCATCGACCCAAAAATATATGGGGATAAAGTTGCCCGCGTTCAGTCGATTCAGCACATGTTCTCGTCTGGAATGGTCACGGCTCCCGACCGATCCTTCTCAGACATGGTGATCGACCAGTGCGCGGTCTTCCCCAAAGGTTCCCACGATGATCTCGTTGATTCGACCTCTCAGGCGCTAAGGTGGTTAAGGGACTGTGGCTTCATGCCCAACCGGGAAGAACAGCAGATGGATTTGAACCAGAAGATGGAATACAGGCCGCAATTACAGCCCCTCTATCCGGTCTGATTTGACAACCGCCAAATCAGCGGTCTAAAAAGAGTGGCCCCGCACAGTTTTTACCTGCCGGGGCCTTGATCCGAGAGATATTGCTTGTCTAGGGCGATATCGGACCAGAGCGCATTAGATAGCAGGCCACAGGCCTAAAATCAAATCCCCTCTGGAACCCGAACCGCCCCAGAAAATCCTCTCAGATCACGGAGTCCACATTCAGGCATGTGGCCGATTTTTGGTCTGGGCTGTGAGGATGCTCGGTGGTTCCCTCCTCTAGAAGCCAGCCATAATCGAGATTGCCGCCATCTCTAAAAGCGGGGTTACGCTGATATCGATAACTATCCGGCTTGCCCATTTGCCGAAACACCTTCGAAGAATGCCACTTTTGATCAGGCTCGTTGATCAATCTTCCTTCCCTCTGCTCTCTCTAGAGGGGCCCACCTAGACCGCTAGGGGGTATCGAAGGAAGAAAAAGGGAGAAGCATGTCTAAAGCAGGAGAATGACTGTGGCGAGGATAGACTGGAACAAGGCTAGGAAGTTCAAATCGTCGGAGGAAAAATACAAGGCTGGAACTGAATTGAGGGATGGTAGGATAGTCAAAAGGACGTTCCGGGATAGGTTCGATATGAAAGCCTACTATGCGGAGCAGAGGTGGTTAAAAAGTCTCGCTGACAAGAAGGGTCCGAAGAAAAAGAAAAAGAACGGGAAAAAGGGTCCTCAACCTAACCCGACTGACAAGGAACTTGAGCGCCTTGAGGCCATTCGGGAGCAATTGGGTCTTAACTAGCCACCCCCCTATCTAGGTGGTATAAGGGCACTTCTGGCAAGAAGGCTGACCCAAACCCATGGCGCGATCTCAATCCAAGGTCATTACCCTTCCCGACGCTAACCCGGAGGGACCATATAAATTATTTGAATCGGAAAATGAGAAGCGTCCTTCCGGCAAGGGCGATCTGGATAATGGCGTTCTGCGGATCGAACATGGCGATGGTTCCATCACCATCGACTTCGACCCAAAGCCAGAAGTAAACAAGGAAGACGAGAACGACTTCTTTGCAAACCTGTGTGACAAGATAAGCGAAGATGATCTTGATTCCATTGGTCAAGACCTCCTAGAGGGCGTCAAGCGCGATCAGGATTCCCGTACCGACTGGCTAACCACCCGGACCCGTGGAGTCGCCCTGTTGGGCACCAAGTTAAAGACCCCCAAATCCGAAGTCGGCTCTTCCGGCGAGGGCATGTCCAGTATCGATCATCCCCTGATCCTTGAGGCTTCCGTTAACTTTCAGGCGACCGCCAGAGCCGAATTGCTGCCTGCCGCAGGCCCGGTCAAGGTCCGTAACGACGCTCCGATGCCTCCCAAGGAGGTACAGGAAACCAACGCCAAGCTTCAGCTTGAGAAAAGCCTCTCCAGCCAAGATGACTTGGCGCAGGCAATGGAGAAGGACTTCAATCATTACCTTACCTCGACGGCCACCGAGTATGTCCCCGACACCGACAGGATGCTTTTCCATGTTGGCTTCGGAGGCGACGGGTTCAAGAAAGTCTACAACTGCCCACGGCGCAATCGTCCGGTTTCCGAAAGCGTAGATGCCGAAGACCTGATTGTTTCCAACGCCGCCACCGATCTTCAGGACTGCGGGCGCATTACCCATAAGATCATGATGCGTAAGTCAGATTTAAGACGGATGCAGATACTGGGTGTCTACCGCGATATCGACTTGGCTCCTCCAACCAACGTGGTTCAGAACGAGTTGGACAAGAAGCTGGAAGAAGTAAGCGGCGTTAAGTCTTCCAATCGTCGCCCGGAAGACCGCGATTACGAGATTTATGAAATCTATTGCGAGCTTGATCTGGATGAATTCGCCCCGAAGGAATTCAAGGGCAAGGGGCTTCCGTTGCCTTACAGGGTCACCATGGAGGCTGAGAGCGGCAAGGTTCTGGATATACGCAGGAACTGGAAAGAAAAAGATGATCAGTGCCTTGCTCGCCAATTTTTTGTCCAGTTCCCATTCATTCGTGGTCTGGGTTTCTACGGTATGGGTTATATCCATCTGCTTGGGAATGTTGCCATTACGCTGACGGCGGCATGGCGCGAAACCCTCGACGCCGGGATGTATGCTTCTTTTCCCGGCTTCCTCTACAACAAGCAGGCCGGAAGACAGTTAACCAATCAATTCCGGGTTCCTCCCGGAGGCGGCATCGGTCTTGATCTAGGCCCGAATCAGCGCCTGCAAGACGCGGTGATGGCCATTCCCTACAAGGAAGTCGGCGGTGGTTTTGTTCAGTTTATTACTCATGTGGAAGAAGTTGGCCGCAAATTGGCAACAACGGCTTCGGTCGCGGTAGGCGAGGGTAAGCAGGACGCGCCCGTTGGAACGACCTTGGCGCTTATCGAACAAGCCACCAAGGTCATCGACTCCGCCCACAAGAGACTCCATGCCGCGCAGGCGCAGGAATTCGCCCTGTTGAAAGAGCGCTTTCAGGAAGACCCGGAAGCCTTCTGGCGCTTCAATAAACACCCGGCCAAACAATGGGAGAAGCAGCAGTTCTTGGATGCGTTGGAGAATTGCAGCCTCGTTCCGGTAGCCGACCCGAACAACCCAACCTCGCTGCACCGCATTGCGAAAGCCGGGGCTATCAAGGAATTGCAGAAGGCCAGCCCCGACCTCTACGATCCGGTGGCGGTCGATATGAGGGTCATGCAGATCGTCGGCATCGACCCGCAGGGCCTGTTCAAGGCGCAGCCTACTCCCGCCGCGCCCGATCCTCGCATGGAAGCCATCAAAGCCAAGGCGGAGGCGTCCAAGGATCAGGTTTCCATCCAGCTCAAGGATTCCGAACTACGGGCGCAGACAGCCCAGATGACCTTGGCGGACAAGCAGAAAGACAGGGAATCGCGTGAGCGGCTGGAAGCCATGAAAATCCAGATTTCCAACCTCAAGCTTCAAACCGAGGGAGTCATCCACGACAAGACGGCCTATGCCGAGTCCAAGGCCAAGGAGCAGGAAATCTATACCGAGTTTGCCAAGAAGGCTCTTGAGGCGCATATTAATCAGGAATCCGAGAAACAAAGTGCCGCCCTCGACATGGCCAAGCATGTTACCGGTATCCATTCGGATCATGTTAAGCATCAGAATGATCTGCAACATCAGCGGGCGCTACAGCAGGATAAAATGGCCCACGACAAGGAAGTGGCGCAGATACAGGCGCAAGCCAAGTCAAAACCCACGAGTGGAGAAGATTAATGGCTAAGAATGGATCGGTTGATAAGAAGGGTGATTTTGGTCTGCCTGTGCAACCTAATCTGGATTTTGATCCCAAGAACAGGACGATGCAAGCTCCGCAGGCACCCAGCGACCGGCATTTTATTGCTAACGATTTGAATTCTAATATCGGAAAGAGTCCCCGGTATGATAATGATGTGGATATTAATTCGTGGCTTCGTGGCGGCGGCAAGGGCCAAGCCACTGATAAGCCCGGCTTTTGCAAACCCGGCATGAGGAGATAACGATGCACCCCTTTCGTGGACAGGCAAAAGGTACCAACGCCAGCAAGTTCAAGGCGGTAACCGGCAAGCATTCCAAGGGCAATGCTCACGGCAAGGAGCGTTCCAATTCCGATGCTCTGGCTTCTGCCATGGGTGTCGGCGGGGGCGATCCCGGCCAGATGCCTCCTCCGTCCTTGGGCATGGAAGCCGGTACACAATCTCCCGGAATGTGCAGCGGTGGTCGTCTGGACCGTCGCGCCCGTGGCGGCAAGATCAACGCCAAGAAAGCATTCGATGGCGGCAACGCCGATGTGGTCAAGGGCATCAAGAAGTACGCCGATGGCGGTAGGACAAAGAAGGGAAACAATGTTACCATCAACATCGTGTCCCCGAAGTCTTCCCCTTCTGACGGGATGCCCGGTGCCGGGGGACCTGTCATTCCTCCGGTGATACCGCCTCCCGGCCCCGGTATTCCCCCCGCCATTCAGGCGGCGCTCGCTGCCAAGATGGCTGGCGCTGGCGGTCCACCTCCGGGTGGCCCGCCGATGATGCCGCCTCCGGGTGGCCCTCCTCCCGGCATGAAGCGTGGTGGCCGTACCCATCCTGACGAGGCTGAAGACAAGGCCATGATCAAGGGCATGGTCAAGTCCGAGGCTCTTAAGGCCAAGGGCGGCAAGGTTCAGAAGTTTCCCAAGGAAGCAGATATGAGCAAGAAGACCCGCGAGAAGCACACCAAGAAGATGTCACATCCCCCAAAGAAGGATGTGGCCCATAAATATACGGGTGGCTCTATTGCCCCGGTCGAAGGTCTTTCCCACAAATACCCCCAGATCAATGCGGGGGCTGGAACGGGCGTCGAGCGGACTGCGGCTTCCAAGAAATATGGATTGAAGATGTCGGCAAAAGGATAGTGGATGGCACCGGAGAGCCGTTTCCATACTATCGTCAAGTCCAAGATAATGGACATGATCGACCAGAGACTGACGGAATTGGGGAATGGGGCGGCAACCGACTTTGCCTCCTATCAATTTCTTGTCGGTCATCTTACGGGTCTTAAGGACGCTTTAAGCTTGTGCGAACAAACGGAGAGAGAATTCGATGTCTAATTTAGCTGTGCCGCATCATACCGTTAGCGCCTTGGCGCAATACCAGACCCCGGAAGAATTCAAGAATCACATCATGACCGCCCTCAAGGAGAAACTTGAGGATGTGGATGTCATGTTTAACAGCATTTTATTGGCAATTTATATTCGCCCAGAGAAGACCAAGGGCGGCATCATCAGGCCGGATTCCAATGTCAGCGAAGATGTTTGGCAGGGTAAGGCCGGTCTGGTTCTCAAATTAGGCCCAAATGCCTTTGAGGATGATGGGGAATACAATTTCCACGGTCAGAAGATCGCCGTTGGCGAATGGGTAGTCTTCAAGGTTGGGGACGCTTGGAGCCTTAACATTGGAGATATCGCCTGCCGCCTTGTCCGCGACTCCAATATCAGGCTCAAGGTCAAGAACCCGGCCATCGTATTTTAAGGAGGAAACATGACTTCGCGCCGCGCATCAGCAAGGGTAGAGCAACCCAATCTCCCCTTGGGGGAAAATAAAGTTGTGGATAACTCTGGGGATATCGATAACCAGCCAGAGCCTGAAATCGAAGTCGAGGTTGAGGGCGAGGAACCGGCCCCAAAGCCAGAGGTCAAGGAGCCTGACGAGGCTCCCAAGGTAAGTGCCCTCCAGAAGCAACTGGACGATCTTCGTAAGTCCGAAGAGCTTATGAGAACAAACCATGAACAGGCGCTTCTGCGGGAACAGGAAGCCTTAAGGGCCAAGGCCAAGGCGGAAGGTGAAGCCCAGAAGTACCGTTCCGATTCCGAGCAATCATCCCTTGACGCGATCAACAACGCGCTTTCTGCGGCACGGTCTGAAATCGAATCAGCCGAGCGTGAACTGGAATCGGCTATCGCCAATGCCGACGCCAAGGCGCAGGCAATGGCCTATCGCAAGATTGCCAAGGCCGAGAGCAACATCGGCAGGCTTGAGGATGGTCAGGCTGAACTTGAATACCGGATCAAGGTTTCCAAGAACGAGAGGCAGCGCGAGGTAGAGACTTCCAAGACTAGGGAGGAACCCAAGAAGCAGGATATCATCGACAACATGCCGGTCCCCGATAGAGCCAAGGAATGGCTCAGGGAACATCGGGAATATGCCGAGAACCCGCGCAAGAACGCCAAGCTTCAGGTTGTCCACTGGGATGCCCTTGATGAAGGGCACAAGGAGTTTTCCACAGGTTATTTCAATGCCGTTGAGCGGCTTCTGGGCATTGGGTCCGATCCGGAAGTCGAAGCCGATGTTGAGGAAGAACAGCCCCGCAGACAGGAAACAAGAAGGACATCTATCGTGAGCGCCCCCGTTAGCCGTGATGGCCCGTCCAGCGGGTCAACCCAATCCTCGACCAAGATAAGGCTGAACAAGGAGCAGTCCGAGTTCGCCAAGATGAGCGGGCTGACAGACGCCGAATACGCCAAGCAGTTGATCAAGCTTCAGGAAATGAAAAAGGCAGGCAGCTACGGAGAAGGAAGATGAACGAGGAAACCAAGATTCCGGCTGGCGCGAAGCCCCGCCGCAGCGCCTATAACGACCGCGACAGTCAACGCGAGCCGATCCGCGAATCGTCCGATAAGCCTATGAAAATGCGGGCAAAACCGAATTGGGAAAGCGTCGATACGACAACTGACGATAATGCCGACAAGCTCCATATCGACCGCAGCCTGATCCCCGAAGGCATGGACCTGCAATGGGTGACCACATCCGTCTATGGGCAGGATGTTCCCCAGCATCGGTCCACCTTTGAACGCAAGGGGTGGACTCCGGTTCATCAGGATGATTTTGATGGCCAGTTCGATGGCATGTTCATGGCCAAGGGAGCCGAAGGCGAAATCAATAACGATGGTCTGGTTCTGATGGCGCGGCCCTTGGAGATGACCAAGGCTTCCAAGCGGAAAGAAAGAGCCGCCGCCTTGGAGCAGGTGGCTATCAAGGAGCAAGCGCTCCGGGGCGGCGATCTGCCCATCGGCCTTGACGCTACCCATCCATCTGCGTTAAGGACTAACAGGGTCAACAAGACCATGGAACGTATCGAAGTTCCTAAAGACTGAGATAGCTGTACAGTTATCTGGGGGCGCTCCCCAAAGCCTAGCCCGACACGCGCCGTGACGGTTTCCCGAAACAGAACTTCTACAGTTCTTTAGGAGAAGTCGCATGGCAAATACTGCTGGCGCGTTCGGACTACAGCCCTTCGGGCAGCAGGATGGCGCTTCGCCTACCGCTGGTCAGGACCGCTATTACATTCTTTCCAGTGATACGAACTCGTATTTCACTGGCGATCTGGTGGTTCTTTCGACCGCCGCTCCCGGATTCATCACTCTCCCGGCCTCCGGTGTTACGACCGGCCAGCCGATTCTGGGTGTGTTCAACGGCTGTAAATACTACAGCGCGACTGTTGGGCGCACGATCTGGAACCGTACCTTCCCGGCAAGCGTCGGCTCAAGTTCTCCCTGCGAAGCCTACATCATCACCAACCCACAGGAACTGTTCATTGTTCAGAACAGCACCAATGGTGTGCTTGGTTCTTCGCATATCAACATGAACATCGGGTACAATTCCACCAGTCAGGCCGGTGGCAACACCATTACCGGACAGTCGGCATTGTTGCTTGGTTCGTCTACCGTTAGTGCGAACTCCAGCCTCCCGCTCCGCATCGTGGACGTTTATTCCAACTATGCACCTCCGGGCGTCAACGGCACCTCAACCGGCGCTGAAGGCCTTCAAATCATGGTTGTTCGCGGAAACAACTGGATACGCAACAGCGGCGCTCTGACCGCCACCTCGACGTAAGGGAGCCAGCCAATGCCCGTCGCACTCAGTCAAATCCGCGATCTTCTGCTCCCCGGCCTGTGGGGTATCAGCGGCAAGTATCCAATGATCGAACGCCAATGGCCGAAAGTCTTCCGGCGCACTGATTCGAACATGGCCCTTGAGCGCCGCGCCTCCATGCGCTACCTCGGCCTTGCCCAGCTCAAGTACGAAGGCGCACCTACCGCCTTCGATAACGCCGCTGGCGAACGCTTCGTCTACAACGCGGAACATCTGGAAATCGGCCTTGGTTACGCGATTACCCGCAAGGCCATCGATGACAACCTCTACAAGTCAGAGTTTGGTCCTTCCAATGACGGCCTGATGGAATCCTTTAAGGAAACCGAAGAAATCTACGCCGCCAACGTCTTCAATACCGGCACGACCTTTAACACCGCTACCCAAGGCGACGGTGTTTCCCTCTTTAGTACCGCCCATCCGATTGATGGCGCTACCATTGGTAACCAGCCGTCACCGGACGTTGACCTGAATGAAACCTCGCTTCTGAACGCCGGTATCACTATCCGTGCGAACTGGAAGGATAATGCGGGCCTGAAGATTCATGCCCGTGGCCGCAAGCTTCTGGTTCCCCCGAACCTTGAGCCGATTGCCATCCGGCTGTTCCGTTCGGAGCTTCGTCCCGGCACCGCCACCAATGATGTGAATGCTATCCTCGGCATGAACGAATCCTACAAAGAAGGGTTCATGGTCTGGGATTACCTCACCTCAAGCTTCGGCTGGTTCGTGCTTACCAATCACGATGGTCTGGTCTGGTTCGACCGCAAGCCATTCGAAATGGACATGTCGGTGGAGTTCACCACGGACAATCTGTTGGTCAAGGGCTACCAGCGTTACGTTCCGACCTACTATGATTGGCGGGCCGTTTGGGGCACGTTCCCTGTGTCATAGTTAGTTAACTATTGACCAAAATAAGTTACCCATGTATTTGTCCATAGTGACATTTACATGGGAAATAAAAATGGACCTGACGCATGAAAGGTTAATTGAGCTACTAGACTATAATCAAACCACTGGAAATTTTACATGGCGGCAGAATGCCGGTCGTTATGGAAGATATCCAGCCGGGACCATAGCAGGTAGTCTTAATTCTGAGGGGTATCGTTCTATCTGTATTGATGGAACTCTATATCGAGTCTCTCGTCTGGCGTTTTTCTGTGTAACTGGTGAGTGGCCCAAGCATCAAATGGATCATATCAATCGCAATCCAAGTGATGATCGTTGGGAAAATTTGAGGGAAGCTACCCCTTCACAGAACAAACAAAATAACGGTATCAGAAAAGACAATTCTATTGGTTTCAAGTGCGTAGTTCACGATAAAGAGAGAAACAAATACAGGTGGCAAGTTGTGGTGAACGGCAAGAGAATTAAATCCAGTAAGCGATATAATTCCGCCGAAGAGGCCTATAACGCCTATTGTAACAAGCTTCCTGAGTTTCATGGAGAGTTTGCCAGTGAGGGGGCATCCTAGACATGTCCCTTACTGCCAACTCAGGTCCGTTTCTCAGTTACGGTGCCGTTACTCAAGCTAACGGCACCGTCACTGAATACAATGACGAACGCGGCCCCAGCATATTTGACTTGGGGACGTTGTTTGCTGACCCCAGAGGGGCGTTTAGCTATAAGCCGGGTAGCCGTCAGGGTACGGATATCTTTGGCTTTTTCAATAACCGTTACACGGTAGATTATATCCCGTCTGCCATCAGCAGCAATTTGCTGATGACCAGCACGTTCTCCAGCACCAACTCTTTCGCCTTTACAACCGCCAACCCAGTCACGGCCCCGGCCCTTATTTGGCCTACCTGTGCTATTGCCGTTAATCTCTTCTCGTCCAAAACCGGCATTACTCCTACGACCATTGTCGCCCCGGAAACCGGACGCGCCACAGGTACCCTACTCTGCATCGACAGTACCGCTGTTATGTTGGGCTTCGGACCTTCCAATACAGTCAATGCTTGGAATCCGGCTGGCGGCGCTGGCCGTTGCTTGGCCATTACCACTTCAAGCAGCGGCGATGGTCCTATTACCATCTCTGGCAGGGATTTTTATGGTTTCAAGATTACCGAAACGCTTGCCTTAACCGACACCACCAGAGCCTCGACCAACGCTGCTGGGATAACCGTGAAGACGCTGAAGGCTTATAAATATATCGCGTCTGTTGTGATGTCCACGACCACCACCAGCACCGGGGTTGGTATCGGCACCAATGACACTTATGGCTTCCCGCTGTTCGTAAACTATCTCAGCCCGGATACGAGTGTCTTCATTTCTACGACCGCCTACAACAGTTCTGGCACGGTGGTCCTGACCAGCGCTACCATCACCTTGGGCGCTACCGCTACGGCGACCTCCACCACGGGCGACGTTCGGGGTACCTATGCCTCGACCACCGCATCGGATGGTTCTTCGGTAAGGTTCGTGATTAACCGCACCATAACCCCGGCCATGGCTTTCGGGGTCAGCAATTCGGATTACAGTTCTGTATTTGGGGTTACGCAATATAGCTCTGTCTAATTAGACAGATAGCAGGAAAAGGAATAAGGTTGTGCTGTCAGTCTTTAATACCATCGGCTCAATCTACGGTGTTCAGGTGGCGACCTTTAACCCCATGACCTCTCGCGCCACATCGGCTGCGAACGAGGCCATAACTAAATACTACTGGTATTCGATCTTTAGCTACTAAACGAGGACCACCGCAATGGCTCAATATACCACTCTTTCCAATGCCTCTACCTCGGTTGCGGTAGGTAACTCTGCCGCTATTACGCTTAACCCGGTGATGCGAACCACGACCGTTCAGGTTACCGCAGCATCCGGTTCTTCCTGTGCAAACGTTTACGTCCAGTTTACGTTGGATGATCCGACCATTGTGGGCGGCCCCTCCGTAACTTGGTGTGCTCTTAGTTCGGCTATCGCTTCTTCGGCGGTCGATATCAGTGTAGGTGCCGGTGGCGCTCTCTATACGATCTTGTCTCCGCTTGGAGGCCTGAGGTTATCATCCACCACAGCGGCTGGAGCCGGTACCGTTGTCACCATGAAGGCCCTTCAGGCCGTTACCGGTTAACAGGAGATCAAGATGGCTAATAGACACAAATCTCAGGCTGGTAACTCTACTGGCATGAAGTCCGACAAGGGCAAGATCGCCGGGGTAAAGAAAGCCCAGCTTGACTACGGCAACAAGGATGTTGTCAAGGAAGCCAAGCAGGGTGACAAGAAGGGCGCAATCACCAAGGCCGAAGGCGGCAAGGTGCCGGGCAAGGCAACCGGTGGTCGCCTCGACAAACGCGCCCGTGGCGGTCGCTCTGGCTCCGACAAGAACCCCTTCTCCTCGGCCTATCAAAAGGGGGGCTAGATTACTCAACCGGAGGTAGCGCTACTTGGATGCAACACGCTGTCGCGAAGCCGGGGAGCTTCAGAATGGCGGCTCATAGAGCCGGTAAATCCACCGCTGAATTTGCAAAAGAAAAACGCCACGCTCCGGGCATTTTGGGTAAAAGAGCTAGATTGGCCCTTACTTTCTCTAAGTTTAGGCCATCCTAGAAAGTAACAGCTTACTAACCTTTGGATGCTCTTTTGCATGACAGTGGATGCAAAGAATTTCAATGTTAGAAATATCTGCTCTTAATTCAGGATAGTCGGAATAGGACTTTTTGTGATGGCCGTGAAGATGTTCAGAGGAACCGCATCTTTCGCAGGCCTTGATTTCTTTAAGCCTTTCTCTGACGGCTATTCTGTCAGAGTGTTTTCTTTTAGAAATTCCGCCTCTCCATCTTGGGTGATCTTTCCCTTTGCGTGTGGAAAATTGCTGTCTGCATTTTGCAGAGCAATATTTTCCGGGGCCACCGTACCCCTTTCTTCTCTGAAAGGTCGCGCCACACCCCATGCAGGTAAACTCAACAAGCGTTTGTTGTTTCTTGGGTTTAATAATCCAAGAGCATTCCTGAGAACAAGATGTGGTATTTCCTCTTATGTGGGCCGCATATCGCGTAAAGGTTTTGCCGCACCCGGCGCAAAGCATTCTGATTTTGCCTCGGGATTGATTTCTTCGAAATTGATTTTTACTGCGCATTGCATCCAGTATTATATGTTTGATATTGTAAGTCAATCACCCTCAAGGTTAAGGCCACATTGATGTCTCACTCAAGACCTATCCAAAGGCCAATTCAGGACACTCCTCATCCTCAACCGTTTCCGCAGGGGTGATGGATGCCTTATGCTTCGGTAACCCTATCGACAATCCCACTCAGCACCTCGGTCGCTAACAGCACCACTCCGGGGCCGAGCAATTCCGTTGCCCTTAACTGGATAGGTGGGAAGCCATCTACCGTTTCTCTGAGCTGGAACTCGTCTGTCAGTTCTTGTACTGCCACCCTCCAATATACTCTGGACGATATTCAGCGTGTCCCATCCAGCCTTGTGGTCTGGCTCCCCATTTCCAGCGCCGCTGGCAGCAATACGGCGCTTCAGCTAACCAGCACGACATGGTTTGATACCGGCTATACCATTTCCTTTCTTAACCCCGTTGCCGCCGTTCGCATGAACAGCACATCCCTTACAGCAGGCACCACCACAATCATTACGATGAAGGTAATCCAAGGGGACGGTTGGTGAGGTGTCTCTTACTTATAGCCAGAGTTGCATTAACTATCGTCTTTTAGGTGTCGTAACCGCCATCGATAGCGGGGGAGGCAACGGAAGCCTGATCCTGACCTCTTCAGGCACCACCATTTCCACCATAGCCCTGTCTGTGCCCAGCGGTACAGTAGCTGGAGGGATACTCACCTTTCAGGGTACCCTGCTGGACCCCGCCGCTTCAGCTACTGGCTTCGTAAATGGAGCTGTGGTAAAAGATTTCAGCGGAGCCGTTCAAGTCAGCGGCTTAACCGTAGGGATACCGGGTGCTACCGGAGTAGACATAATCCTGAGTAATGGATTGAATAGCACCTTGATATCCGCTGGACAAACCGTGGCCGTGATATCGGCCCAGATAACAGGTAGTTAAATATGGGGAAACTTACGCCTACCTATAACGATTCCGTCAATGGAAACGGCGGGATTCATGCTGCGCCACACACAGAAGAGCGGATTAAAAGGCCATATGTCCGCAAGTTAAAGATCGAAGCGGTTCATGAGCCGCTTCAAAGCGAGGCCCAGCTTCCGCCCATCCAGATGCCCAATGCTTTTTTGGGAACAAACAGTGAACAACCCGCCGTTGTCGCACCCCTCCCAATTGCCCCTGCCGCAGAGTCAAAGCCGCTCAAGGTCGCCCTGATTGGCACCGCCCCGTCTTCCCGGCTGTTGGCCCCCTTCAATGACCCGTCATGGACGATCTGGTGTTGTTCTCCGGGCAACCAGAATGTCATCCCCCGCGTCGATGCGTGGTTCGAACTCCACGGCAATTTGATGTGGCCGGAAAACAAGCATTACGGCGAGCCTTATATCAACTGGATGAAGACGCTCAATATTCCGCTTTACATGCAGGATAACAGCGTTATCCCCAATGCCCTTTCGTTTCCTTATAAGGAGATGGTTGCTGAATTTGGCGACGGCTTCTTTACATCCTCATTTGCATGGATGATGGCCTTCGCCATGAAGCAGGGCGCTACCGAGATTGCCCTGTACGGGATCGACATGGCATCTCGCGACGAATACATCCTTCAGCGTCCCGGCTTCTTCTTCTTCAGGCACGAAGCCGAAAAACGCGGCATCAAGGTAAGCGCTCCCCATGAGAGCGATATCATGCGATCTCCGGGCCTCTATGGCTACTCGGAGGTAACCCCATTTGGTCGCAAGGTTCTGGCCCGCGAAACCGAACTTAAGGCGCGGATAGTCGAAATGAAGAACGATCCAGTACACCAGAGGGTACAGGAGATACAGCGTAACATCACCTATCTTGAGGGTGCCCTCGAAGACATCGATTATTTTCGCTCGATTTGGATAGGTCAGGGATAAATGCAATCTGAAGTAAATATATCGATAGTCTATCTGGGCACTAGTTTCATTCTAATCGGCCAAGGATAAGGAGATTACGCCATGGCTAACTACGCAGTTTCTAACTCTACCGGTATCACCTTTGGCGGTACGCCACGGGCTATCAGTGCAGCGTATAATACGATTGCTGTTGTCGGAAACGGGTCTTCAAACTCCGGTTCCGCTTTTTCTGGCGCTACTGCGGCAACGCCATACATCCCACGGCGCGGCAAGCTTTACGACATTCTTATTGGGCAACCCTCCACCCCCGGCGATACCTCGGTTCAATGGGACGTTATGAGAGGCACGGCGATTTCTACCAATATCTTTGTGGGAGCATTGACGAGTGCTTCTTCATTGTTCGCGCTCGACGGTGCCGACTCTCCCGCCAACTCCGCCATATATGTAAATTCTTCGGCGGAAATCGGAACCTATGTTGCAGACATCTGGAACGTGGCCATTAACCAACGCGCTTCCTATCGCTGGGTGGCCGCTCCCGGTTCTGAGCTGGTATGGCCCGCGACTTCTTCCAACGGCCTCGCGCTCCGTGCGATTCAGGGCGCTGGCGGCGGCGGCGGTTACGTAGGTTTGGTCAGCGCTACGCTCCTTGTACAAGAACAGTAAGCTTAGGTTGCGTTATGCGATCTCCGCATGGTTATGCGCTTATTACTTCTCCGGTTCAAACTACCGTTGTCTTTGACAAGATGCGGTGTGAGCAGATTGGCGTCGGCATACACGAGACAGATACAGCCTCGTGTAATCATTGTAATCGTGTAATTCACATCAAGCCGTTCATGGACCCTGCCGACATGGGCGGCTTGTGCAAGATATGCATGAAGTTCGAATGTCCTAAGTGTCTTGGAAAGGGCTGCACTCCGTTTGAGAAGAAGCTTGAGATAATAGAGAACAGGGAACGTATCCTTAGATCGTATGGGCTGTAACCATGGCACTGTTCAATCTGGCCCGCATGACAGTCAGCACTACCGGCACGAACACCATTACTCTCAATGCGGCGGTGTCGGGTTTCCTGACCTTTGACGGTGCTTTGTGTTCTACTGCCGCTACGGGTCAGCTTGTCAACTATGCCATCAACGATACCAATGCCTCCGAGATAGGATCGGCCACCTACTTCTCGTCTTCCAAGATATTGGGTATCTCTCCTTGGGCTGGCGGTACAGCCAGAACCCCCGATATTTCTACCGCTGGCGTGGCCACTCCGATCAATATGACGGCGGCAGCACAGGTCTTCATTACACCGAAGGCCGGTGACTTTCCCTATATCGTATCGCCACAGGGGCGCTTGACGCTGACGACCGGCACTCCTGTCATGACTGCCACTACGTCAGGTCAAACCACGGTATATTACACGCCATATATTGGAAGCGTGGTTCCGGTGTTCGATGGACAGGTCTTCGTCAATACTATTTTTACAGAAATGTCTCAAGTTACCACGGATGCCACCAAATCGCCTGCGGCGGTTGGAGCTAGTTCGGTTTACGATCTCTTTGTCTGGCTGGATACAACGGTATCTCCCTATGTGTTAAGATGCACCCGTGGCCCTGCTTGGTCTACGCCTACAACTCGCGGCTATACCCTGACCTACCAGAATGGCATTTTGCTCAATACCTCGCTGATTACCAACGGCCCCGCTGCCTTGCGTGGCACCTATGTTGGCACCATTGCATCCAACGCCTCATCCCAGATCGACTGGATTTACGGCACGGTTGCTAATCCTCCAGTAGCCGCATACTTCGGCGTATGGAATGCCTATAATCGCATCAGGGTAACTGGCGTTACTGGCGATACGAGCGCTACTTGGACGAATAATACCGGTGCATTTCGCGCTGTTAATGGCCGCACCACCAATCGCACCACTATTGTCAGAGGACTGGATTTGGATTCCGTGGATGCAAATTACGCTTCTGGAGCGGTTCCTGCTGCCAGTGGCGGGTTCGGTCATTGTGGAGTTGGCCTAGACGCGACTAACACCGCCGCGCAAAGTGTTGGGCAAGCATATAATGCCAATGTAGCCGCCGTAGGCAGCACCGTGATAGGTAAATATTCCGGATATCCGGGTCTGGGCGTTCATTTTTTCCAAGCGGTAGAATTAAATACGGGTGGTGCATGTAACTTCTATGGCGCTATTTCTGGTAACATAGTAGCTAGTTTGCTGACTGTTTCTGTCTTTATGTAGGATAGCCTGCCTTGCTACAATAAGGAAATAGGATATGTCGCAAGACTACACCGCTCTTATCGCCAAGTGGAATACCCTGACGGGCACCACCCAGTCCAAGATGGACCAGATCAACGCCCTGACGGTGACAGGCACGGTCCCGGCTACGATGTACACGACCGGCGATCAGCTCCTTAACTGCATCAATTATACGGAATTTCTGCTGCTAACAGCGCAAGAGCAATCCAATCTTCTTTCCATGCTGCATGTCCCCGGACAATTGATAGGCGGTAGTGCCCAGACCAGCCATATGGTTTCCGGGATGATCGTTGACCTGTTCCTGACCAAACATGCTGGCCCGACCACGATTGCCAATCTTACCGCCTTGGCCAAGGCAACGGTTACCCCGTGGTGCAATACCCCGGTCGCCCAAGGTGGTGGCGGTCTGGCTTCTCCAACCATTAATCAGAACGATCTTGTAGCCGCTGGAGGCCTAGTCTAATGGCAAACTTTATCCATCAAGCTGGTACCAACGGCTTTCTTGTCGGGTCTGGCTATGCCGTTTCTACGTTGGCTCCGTCTTCGGATATATCGACAAGCCTTACGTCTAGTCAGACGACCCTATGCTCAGTTTCGTTTTCGCAGACCAACCTTGGCCCCTCCGCTCAATATGGATATGTGGTCCTGACCGTTGGCGCATCCTTCACGCCCGCCTCCGCTGGCTGCAATATCGCGGGTTGGTGGCTGAATAGCATTGACGGCGGTACGACTTGGGAAAGCACCAACGTCATCGGCAACAACATACCCTTGCAGCGCTCTCCTGACTTTTTAATCCCGCTTTCGACCCATGGCGCTGAAGCAGGATCACTCTGGTATGCCAACGGACCTATTGTGCCGCTGCCCTACGGCACGGCAAAACTTGCCATCCAGAACAATGCTGGCGTGACCATGGGAGCTTCGGCCCAGATCAAGGTCTACCCCGTTGCCGACACCTATGCGTAACCAATGCCGCTCATCTTCCCCCAGCCTAATGTTTTTGGCGGCGTCGGAATACCATGTATTAATTGGTCACATCCATTATCCTATAAGTTAGCATTTTGTTCAGTCACACAGCCCGGATATGTATTTGATCTAATTACCGGACGTAAGGCAACTATAGCTACTGGGGTGCAACCCAGCGTATCGCTTTACGGACTACCCTATAAAGCCGGATCGACCGACGCGACAAAGGCCGACTTCGGCACATGGCAACCGCTGACGGGTGGTGACACTACTATCATCGCCATCGCCAACCCTGCGGCTAGTGGCGTAGTAAACCCGTTTCTGTTCAATCAGCGGCATGGGTCCACCGACTACACGCAAATCACGCTGCTTGCCGATGTAAACTATCAATCCGTTGCAAACAGCGGTTATTTTGCGCTTTATGTCCAGAACACCGTTGGTTTGCAATGCGGGGCGAACGCGACATCTGGTGTAGATGGTAATTTCCACGTTTTCGGCGGCAAGTTCCTTTTTGGTGGCAACGCAAGCGTATGGCTTGACGGTAAAAATGTAACGGCTTCGGCACCCAACAGCGTCGCCGGAACACTCGTCACCGGATCGCAAGCGGTGGTTGTCGGTGGTGTTGGCGCTCAAGCTGCCGATGACGGCGCGGCGAACTGCTCGATCCCGCTGGTGCTGGCATGGAACCGCGCGCTGTCAGACGCGGAGATGATTTATATAGGCAAAAATCCCTACTGTTTTTTGATCTACCCATACCCCCGCAGTCAGGTTATATCTACCGGAACAGGGCCAACGCTTAATATTGCTATGATCAGCTTGATGAATTCGGCTTCTTGGCGCAAATACGAGATGATAGGCTACTAAGGACCATGCTATGCTTATCCTTCCTGACAGGAATGTATCTAGAACCAAGGTGTTGATGCCCGTATCGGCGCGTGAATGGCGGCAGCCATCTCAGCGCCAAGCTGTATTTGGCATAGAAAACCAGACCCGCTTCAGGCTTATTGCCAAGCTGGATGACGGTCACATTGTCTGGAAAGGCTGGTTTGACGACAGGGACGATGCCGACGCTTTCCTGTTTGCCCTCTTTACCGGCTCCTTGCATACCCAGCCAGCACTATGGGATTTGCCAACACCCAACTGGTATCCCGGCCTTGGCGAGAGCGTAGGCTACGAATTCGCAGCTTATACTTTCCTGACCACTCCCACTGGCAGCAACCAGACCTATACAGTTCCATCAGACTTTACCACGTTGGGCAATTCAGTTGAATGTCTTGGTGGAGGATGCGGTGGTGGCAATTCTACCGGCGTCGGCAACGGTGGCGGTGGCGGCGGAGCTTGGGCCAAGGCCACCGCTCTTGCCCTTACAATAGGCGGGAGTGCTACCTACCAGATAGGTGCCGGAACCACCGCAGAAAACATTGTAACCCCCGGAGATACTTGGTTTAATGCGGCAACCTTTGCGGCTTCATCGGTGGGCGCAAAAGGTGCATCGACAGGCTTAACCCCGGCTGGCTCTGTCGGAGGATTGGCTTCGGCATGTATAGGTGGCTCTGGCGGCGGTACACTTAATCCCGGATCATCATTTTCATCAAACGGAGGAACTGGAGGGTCACAAACAGGTAGTTCTTCTGGCGGTGCTGGAGGTGCTGGGGCCGGGGGTTCAAGCGGCGCTGGTGTAAATGGCGTCAGCACAGCGAACACGCTTGGTGCTAACGGTGGAGCTGGAGATAACTCAATAGGCGGTGCTGGTGGAACGGCCCCCGGTGGCGCTGGCGGTGTTGGCAAGGAATGGGATTCTACTCATGGCTCTGGCGGCGGTGGTGCTGGTGGTAATAATGGTGGCGGTGGTGCCACAGGTGGAAATTGGGGTTCTGGCGGCGGCGGGGCTGGTCAAATTAATTCGCCGGGGGCGGGAGTTCAGGGCCTTATTGTCATAAAATATGTTCCTACCTTTTTTGAAATGGCATCTCAAGATCAGATTGGCGATATTACCCGCCCTATCAAGGTGATTGGGTACTAGGCCATGACCGTCTTTCAATATCAGGTAAAGACGGACCCGACTTCTGGGTTTCTTGCTTCCGTTCCCGGATTTGGCTGGGTTAAGCAAGCGTTTGCTGAACCTGTCAGACCGAAAGTAAGTGTAGCAGCGGCAGTAGTCTTGGCCGCTTCATCGGGGCTTTTTGCTCCGGTTCTTAATCCCGATACTCAGATTACCCAAAAACTGGAAAGCCGCTGGCATCAGCCTTGGTCTGAACCGGTCAGGCAATCCATTAATCCCAAGCTGGCCGTTTCGCTTGCCGCTTCCGGCATGTTTGCAGGCCCGCTTCCTTCTCCGGGTCCGGGATCAAAATTCGAGAGCCAGTGGCACTACGCTTGGTCTGAGCCTGTACGACAGAAGCCGGGATTGGGCGCTCAATACCATCCGGCATACCAGACCCCTACGCTGAATGATGAAACACAAATCATCAACCAGTATGAAAGTAGATGGCACTACGCTTGGTCTGAACCGGTAAGATTCAATCGTATCAATACTGCGCTGCAACAGGACGCGCAGGCATTTCTAAATATCTTCCCTTCTACTACGCCCGTTACTCCGGTAAACGGCGCGGTTGCGACTACATGGGACGGTCCTCCTCCCGCAATAATCAGATTTCAGTATCAGTCTAAAGTTGATTCAAACTGGGTTGCCCCGGTCGTTACTATAACCGATTGGGCATATATCCTACCTTGGTCCGAGCCGGTTCGTACTACTCCAAGGCTGGCTACCGGCCTTAATCAAGACCTAGCCTTCGTAAATATCCAGACCTCGCTATATGACGTATCCGTATCGTCATGGTTAAAGCCATTTGACGAACCGGTAAGGTCGAAATCGGCGCTTGCGGCAAGCCAGCAGCAATCGGCAACTGAAACCGACTTTATCCAGCCTGTGTTGTTTGACGTTAAGGTGCCGTCATGGGTTACGGCACTTTCTGAACCCGTAAGAATCAAGTCCGGGCTATTAGCCAGCCATCAACAGTTTTATACGTCTAACTTTCTGCCCATTATTCCGGCAAATCCATGGTTTGAGGCGTTATCGGAGCCGACGCGGTTAAGGCCTTCACCATTTTTGACTGCCCTACAGCAATCTACTACGGAAACTGACTTCATTCAGTCAGTTCTATTTGACGTAAGAGTTTCATCTTGGCTGAAGGCGTTTGACGAGCCGGTACGCTCAAAATCCGGTCTGTCTGCGGCTTCCCAGCAAGCCACTACCGAGACTGATTTTATTCAGCCAACAAGATTCGACGTAAGGGTTTCTTCTTGGTTGAAGCCCTTTGACGAGCCAGTACGGTTCAAGCTTGGCCTTCAGGCTTACCAGCAAGTTCCGTATACCGGCCCAGCCATCGTTATTACTTTTGACCCGTCCAAGAACATGTCTTGGTATGGGCTTCTGGCAGAGCCGGTTAGACTCAAATCGGGACTTCTGCCAACTCTCCAGCATACTTATTCATCCAATTTTACGCCGATTATTCCCAGCATGGCGGCTTGGAATTCGGCGCTGGCCGAGCCTGTACGGCTTAAGCCGGGATTGCTGCCGACGCTCCAGCATACCTATTCGTCAAATCTCTTGCCCATCATTCCTAGATTCCCGTGGTTTGAGGCGTTTTCGGAACCGGTACGTACCAAGCTGGGACTGTCTGTTACTCTTCAGCAGTTCTATGCAGCCAATATCTTGCCGATTCCCAATGCCGTTATTCCGATAACGGATTGGGCCTACATTCTTCCATGGTCGGAACCCGTTCGCCTCGTCAGGCCGGGATTCCGTCCAGAAGGACAGCAATGGCTGGCCTATCCCCCACGCTTGTTGCCCAAGCCAAATGTTACGGTGGTATGGGCTTCTACCGAGATAAACAGTGATATAGCTAATATCTATCTGTCCACTTACGGGGCTATCGCCAGCGCCCGCGTTTCCATCAAGGAGATTTCTTCCGGGCAAACCCCCGTTTCCCTTGCCGAGCAATTTGGGTTAAACTCTCCAACATCGCTCAAGGAGAGCTGACTTGGTAGCTTTCAATAGTGGCCCAGTTAATATTCAATATGGCAATTCTGCGGCTTTTGTTGTGGAATACTTAACTTCGTCCGGAGCCTTAACAGTCCCTCTTAGTGGGGCCATCAGCGTAACCTACACCAATACATCAGGTTCTTCGGTTGTGGATACTGTTACCCTTAGCCAGAACAACAACTTTTTCACTGGTATATGGGGCACAAGCCTAGCTTCCTTGGGTCTTGCAACATGGGTAGCTACGGCTGGAGGGGGTTCTACAACTTGGGCTACCGGACAAATCCGGGTTCTTCAACGAGCTTCTACCTATTGAGGCAGCAAAGTGGTCGAAATGGAAATTAAGCCCGGAATTTGTGTTTACGCTCATTATGTTGGCGAGCAAATCGTCTACATTGGTATGGGAACTTTAGAGCGGGCGTTTAGAGTGGCGTTTCGTCCTAAGGTTTGGCAGGACATTACATCAAATGGATATAAAGTTGTCGTTCTTTGTTGGTTTGATAATAGAAGAGATGCATCGCAAGAGGAGCAAAAATTAATTAGAGCTTTTAATCCTTTATGTAACTTCGCACATAGCGAGAAATTTGTTTCACATGCTGTTGGCTGTACTTGGAATATAGGTAGAAAACATTCAGAGGAATCTAAGAAAAAAGTATCTGAAGCTCAGAAAATATCTTGGCAAAAAACCAAACATCAAACTGGTCATCGCAGACCAATAAAACCGATAAAATGTCTTGATACTGGCATTATATATAATGGTTTAAGAGAAGCCGCACGACAAACTGGAGCACATCCATCTACTATTAGTTCATGTATTAATGGGAAAAGAAAACATGCTGCTGGTTTAAGATTTGAGAAGATAGGCTAATCTCATGTTCAATCCCCAAGTCTATAGCGGATCATATAACTTCGCTCCTTCCACGGGCGAAATTATCTTGAATGCCTTTGCCCGGATTCAGGTCAGGGTTCCTGAAGTTCTGGTTTCCCATCTGCAACAGGCGGTTCAGGAGTTGAATTATCTACTGGTCCGCTTTTCTAACCTGCAACCAAATCTGTGGACCGTCGATCTTCAATCTTTGCCACTTACCCAAGGCACGGCCTCTTATTCCCTGCCCGCTGAAACGGTGATGATTACCAATGCTTATGTCAGCACAGGAAGCGGGACCAGCAAGATTGACCGGCTGATCTTTCCATTGAGCCAGACAGAGTACGCCTCTATTGCCAATAAGGCAGCGCAGGGATCGCCAACGCAGTTCTGGTATGACAGGCTGATATCTCCAACCATAACTTTCTATTTAACGCCGGATGGCAGCGGCCCCTATACCGTCTACTATTATCGGGTCCGTCAGGTTCAGGATGCCACCTTGCCGGGTAACGCCAATGTGGAAGTGCCTTACTTATGGCTGGATGCCTTGGCCGCTGGCCTCGCTCACCGGCTGGCGCGTATTTATAAACCGGAGCTAGAGCAAATCAGAAAGGCCGATGCCGACGAGGCTTGGCAAATTGCCGCAACGCAAAATACAGAGAACGTCGCCCTTAATATCCTTCCCGGATTAAGCGGATACTTTCGTCCATGAGGGAACACGGCAACGCAACGATAAATCCAAATTCTCCCACGGCACTGGGGATATGTGATCGTTGTGGCTTTCTTTATAATCACAACCAACTGCAATGGCAATTTGCGTGGCGCGGACCTACGCTTCAGAATATCAAGATACTGGTGTGCCGGTCATGCCTAGACGTATCACAAGAACAACTCCGCACTATTGTTCTTCCGCCCGATCCTGTTCCGATCATGAACGCAAGACCGGAAGATTATGTTGGGGCCGACAATCCTATGTCGGGAATTGGAGCTTCGCCAAATGCCTTTCTTCCTCAATATAGTAATCAGATTGGCAATCTTACTGGTGGTGGCGGGGTTGCTGCTGCATTTAATGGCTCCATCAATAAACCGGCATGGAGGTGCGCGAATAATACTATCTCCAATTCCAGCTTCAATAATTATGTGGGCGTTAATTGGAGCGGTGGTGTTACTGTAATGCCCGTGCCATCGGCACTGACTACTCCGGTCATCACCCATTCGCTCCTGAGCTTTACCGCCTATGCGCCTAATGACCGCAGCTTTTTGGGTCAGGTTGCCACACAATATGTCGTTCAGACTTCTCCCACGGGAGGCACCGCCTATGCCGCATGGACTACGATATCCAGCGGTACTACGGCTGGGACGATTGGAGAAACCATCTCCGGGGCATGTACCGGCTCTAAAAACCAGTTCCATCGTATTGCGTTTTTGGGAGATCAGTTAAACTCCGTCGCTATCGCCGGGGTATCATTCAACGTGGCACAAACAAGCGATGTTCCGATATGAGCATAATTTACCCGGATTATGTCACCCAGCTAGCCAATTTGTTGGTGATCTCGTCGGCAGATACGAATTTCAATACGCAACTTCCGGGCATTATCGCCTATGCCGAAAATCGTATCTATCGCGAGGTTGATTTCGTCCGCACCCAGACTACGGATTCCACCACTCTGTCATCCGGCATTCGTGACTTTGCTCCTCCGACGAACATCGGTTACTTCATTACCATCGATAACATCAATGTCATAACGCCCGCTGGTACTCTATCGTCCGCAGGAACCCGCGTCCCGTTGGTTCCTACTGCTCGCGAATTCATCGATACCGCCTTCCCGTCAGGACAGACGGTTACAGGAATTCCGGAATATTACGCATTGGCTTCGGACACGGACATCCTGTTAGGTCCGCCTCCGGATAAGCCTTATGTGGTTGAGGTAATCGGAGAGCAGCGTCCTGCCGCGCTATCGTCCGCTAATTCAAGCACGTACTTAACACAGTACGTGCCAGACCTGATGATTATTGCGTCTATGGTCTATTGCACGGCTTATTTAAAGAATTTCGGCGCTCAATCGGACGATCCGAAATCCGGCACTTCTTGGGAGGCGCAATACCAGATCGCAGTCAAGTCGGTGCAAACCGAACAGTGGAGAGCTGGGTTCAAGGGTCCGGGCTGGACGAGCTGGGGTCCAGCTTCGATTACTACGCCATCAAGGGTTTGATATGCCTTTTTCAAGCATTCAGGTAACTCCCGGTGTTAACACCATCGCTACGCCGACCCTGAATGCGGCTGGTATTAGCGCGTCTAATTTGATCCGTTTTCGTGGCGGTCTGCCTGAAAAGATGGGCGGATGGCAACGCTTCATTCCGGGTTCGATGGGTTCTATTACCAAATGTCTTCACCCGTGGGTGGATTTACGGAATAATATCTGGCTAGCGGCTGGGAACGTTCAATCCCTGATCGTCATGGTTAACTCCGCGACTCAGAATATTACCCCGCAAAGCCTTACTTCCAGCCCAGCCATGAATATCAGCACCACAATTGGTAGTGGCGTTGTTACGATTGTGGATACCAATATCAGCAATCTTACGGCATACGATGCCGTATATTTCAATACGCCGATTACGGTAGGCGGAATTATCCTTAGCGGACTCTATAATGTCAGTGCTGGCGGGTCGGGCACCAGTTATAGCATAGCTACTGGACAGATAGCTACGGCTACTGTTGCCAGTGGCGGTACCGTTCCATCGCTTACTACCGCAGCTAATACGTCCACCGTGACGGTTACGTTTGCCAATCATGGATTGACTGCGGGAAAATACTTTTATTTTCCGATACCTACCATTGTTGATATTGTTACTATTTTCGGTTCGTACCCGGTCACTGTAACGGGCGCAAATACATTTACAATTTCAGCCAATACGGCTGCTAATGCGATTGCTACGGTTTCGATGAATAGCAGTCTTCCGCAATATTTGTATTACATTTCCAATGGACCGGCCAGCACCGTCAGTTATGGTGCATTGGGTCCAATCGGACAATTCGCCATCGGTCAGGGATATGCTCTAACCGCAACCGTTGTAGGGCAAGTTGGGGTTCCGATTACCGCATCAGACTGGACGATGGATAATTGGGGAGAAACGCTTTTGGCCTGTCCTGCGGGAGGGCCGGTATTTTACTGGTCACCAACCACGGGATTCTCCAATGCCGTTCCTGTTGGAACAGGTCCGAGTCAGAATGCCGGAATCTTCGTTGCCATGCCACAGCAAATATTGGTCGCATGGGGTTCGGCAAAAACCCTGCTTCCCGGTAACTGCGATTCATCCACCGATCCTCTCATTGTGCGATGGACTAACCAGAACGACTTTACCAACTGGACGTTGAGCTATACTTCCTTGGCCGGTAGCTTCCATCTCGGTACTGGATCAAAGATCGTTGGCTGCATCCAAGGCGCTCACAACGCCTTCGTCATTACTGATATAGATATCTATTCGATGGGGTACTTAGGATATCCTCTTGTATTTGGCTTCAACCAGATTGGTACCGGGTGCGGCCTTGTTGGTCCCCATGCCGTTATCACCATGCGCGGCGTTGTCTATTGGATGTCCAATAGCAATTTCTATTACACATCCGGAGCGTCCAGTGTTCAATCCATTCCGTGTTCGGTATGGGATGCCGTCTTTCAGAATCTTAACCTTGACGATGGCAACAAGGTGGTGGCGGGAGCCAATGAAGATTTTGACGAAATCATCTTCTTCTATCCCACCTTGGATAACGACAATGAAGAAAACAACAATTATGCAAAGCTTAATGTCGTTACCGGAGTGTGGGATATAGGAGTCATGCCGCGTTCGGCATGGACCGGAAGATCGGCTCTTGGTCCCGCCATAGGCGCTGATCCGACCACCACGTTACTGCAACAGCACGAAACTGGATATTCCGCTGACGGCGCTCAGATGGATTCGTACTTCGAAACCGGTTATTTTGCCTATGGAGATGGCGAAAACTTTGCCGTTATCGACCATTTCGAGCCTGACATGAAATGGCAGACAAATGCCGGATTGGCAACTACTCCAAGCGCCAGCGTGTTGGTGACGTTGACAACGACAGATTACCCCTCTGGTGGCAGTCCCATGACTACGGGGCAACTGACCATGACCAGTACGACGCCTTACCTGACCCCCCGCGTCAGGGGCAGGCAGGCCAAATGGAAGATTGAAACTAACGATACGACTTCATGGTGGCGCATCGGTAATGTCCGTTACCGCTATGGCGTGGATGGGCGGCGCTGATGGCTGACATGACCAGTTCCAGCAGCGGTATTACCCCACAGTCCAATGTGGACATGTCTGGTATCCAGACGGCACTTCAGCTTGCCAATCAGAATTTCTCCACCTTTTTGACCAAGTTTGCCTTTTGCCTGCCATCACAGGCACCATACAATTCGGCGCTGAATATCGCTTATAGTTCCGCAGGCGGGACCACGGTTGGGGTAGGCGGCGGAGTACAGGGTACAGGTCGGGATTATCTGGTTTCCATTGCAGTAATTACTAATACGACAGCCACCAGTACCTATGCCACTATCGGCAAGATTTATGACGCGGCCTCGCCAGCCAACGTGACGGCGGCCAATTATATGGCGCAGATTCCAGTTTCAGGTATTCAGGTATATAATATGCCGTTTATCAACGGATTAACCATCAATCCAAGCAGCATCAGCGGCCAGATCGTCAGCGTCTACTTTATCAATCAGTCACCGGGCGGAAAGTTCTAATGCCTCTGATCAAATCAGGTAGCAGGGCCGCAATTTCCCAGAATATCAGGGAAATGATCCATGCTGGCCATCCCAGAGATCAGGCCATCGCCGCCGCGATGTCTACAGCACGAAAGTACGGCAAGAAGGCGGAAGGCGGTGTCGTTCGCAAATATGCCACAGATGGCGCAGTCGAAGAACCAGATTATACCCAGCCTGCCGATGTCTTAGACAAAACCGGGGGTATTTCGATAAGACCAGTGAAGGAAGAAGCTTCTTCCCCTCCATTGCCGCCCATTTCAGGGCCTCAAGGTGAGCCGACCGGAGAACAGCCTGTCCCGACTGGAGCATTCCTAAAGCCCAATGCCTATGAACGCTTTCTCAAGTCGTTGGCTGAAAATAGGGAGGCAGCATACGGTTACGGCAAGCAGGGTGAAGAGAATATCCGTTCCGGCAACCCATTGAAAATGATTGGCGGTCTGGGGCAGCAAGTTATAGGCACGGCACTTCCCGTGATGGCTCCAGTTCAAGCCGCCATAGATACAATCGGTGGTATCGGACCCGGAGCGCAGCAAGCCGCAGATGTGGCTTCCTTCCTTAATCCAGAATCCTTGGGTACTGGCGCAACCAAGATTGCAATGGCTGGAATGGCTGGTGCCCCCAAGTTTTATTCCGCTCTTGAGAAGGCCGCCGAAACCGCCAAGCAATACTCCATGAAAGGCAAGGATTGGGAAGGCACTCTCAAGAACCAACCGGGAGTCAAGGCGGAAGAAATCGAGCATACCAAGCTGTCCGACTTCCTTGCACGTAATAAAGACCGTCCTGTTACCAAGGATGAAATCCAGCAGCATCTTGCAGAGAACAAGGTGGAGTTGGGTGAAGTTAATAAAGGAAAATTTAATGAAGATGCGCCACTCCATGCAATCAAAACTGATGGCGGTTATTGGGAAATTAGAAACTCAGAAGGTCAATTTTTAACAAATGTTACAGAAAATGTTCCAGAACAAGAAGCTATAGAAATTGCTAGGGACAGACTAGAAAGATTTAATCCAACTGAAGTTCAACAAACAGCTACCAAATATCACGGCTATCAACTGCCCGGTGGCGAGAACTACCGCGAGAAGCTGCTGACGCTGCTTAGTCAATCTAAGTATACTGTATCATCTACTGGTGGTATTTTGTCATCACCGTCAGCTCCAAAAACATTTGCTACAAAAGCAGAGGCTGAATTAGAGCACAGCAAACGCTGGGTTCGTGACCCAAACACTTATCACGAAATTATACAACACGATCCGGGGTACAAATCCTCCCACTGGGACGAACCCAACGTCCTAGTACACCGCCGCACAAATGAGCGGGAGGTAAGTGGCGAGAACGGTGCTAACGATATCAGGCCATCTGTACACATCGAAGAGTTGCAGAGCGACTGGCATCAGCAGGGACGGCAGAAGGGGTACGCATCGCAAGGCGACCTTGGCAAGTTCAACGATGCTAACAAACATCTTCAGGAAGCAAGGGGCAATCTCGCTAATGCAATGAAGCAAATAACGAAAGAAAAAGGTATTCCAAGTGCAGAAGAGGCTATTGTGCGTAGATTACCACAGGAAGATAGGGCTAATTTAGTCGAGGCAAGGCGTCAGGCTTATTTGTCTGATTCTAGATACGTTAATGCTTTGGCAGAAACACAAAGGCTGGAGCAAGAATTACCGAGATTTAATCCCGCAAATAAAGTCCCCGACGCTCCCTTCAAGAAAAACTGGCACGAACTAGCACTCAAGGACGCCATCCACGAAGCCGCATTCAAGGGCATCAACCGCATCTCATGGACGCCGGGTGAGGCACAGGCGGCTAGGTATGATTTGAGTAAGCATGTAAACGAATTGCTATTTAGAAAAAATATTGATGGTACATTTGATTTAAATGGCTCTAGAGTTGACGGCAGAGGTATGCAAACATTAGGGACTGATATCCCGGCTAATAAGCTAGCTGATTATGTGGGGAAAGATGTAGCTGAAAAAATTATAGCTAAAGAAAAAGCTACTAAACCGTATGAGCCTATTACTGAATTACCAGAAGGCTATCATTTAATTCATGACAGTCATGGTAGACCTAATGAGGAATGGGGTATTGTACCACCAGATCAAAAACACGGTAGATCATTTACAGGTCGTTATCATGCTACTGAAAAAGAAGCTACTGATAGAGCATTAGAGCTATTAAACCAAGTGGCTGCTCAAAAACATGCTGATGAAAGTGGAACATTAAGAGGATTAGACCTTAAAATCGGCGGCGAAGGCATGAAGGGTTTCTACGACAAGATGATCCCCGACGCGCTGAACAAGATCGGCAAGCCGCACGGGGTGAAGGTGCAGGAGGGGCACACTAAAGCAGGAGATGAATGGCCATTTTCAATTCGTATTGCGTCTGACGGCAAAGATTATTGGTTAGCTGGGAAAGACCCGCGAGCAAGCGATGCTGGCGAAAAAGTTCTTTCTAAGAAATTTAAGTCATTTAACGATGCCGACGATCTGCGGGAGAAATTCTATAAAGGAGAACATGAACCCGTCTGGTACATGGACATCCCACAATCCCTGAAGGACGAAGTTCTCCAAAAGGGCTTCAAGCTGTTCAAGCGGGGCGGTGCTGTAACCCATAATCATAATCCGACCGAAGCGCAGAAAATAGCTGGCAATTACGCCAAGACGCATAAATCCTTTCAAGGTTTAGATATCACAATTGAAAATCTAAAAGGAAAGCCACGGTCAGGCATTGGCAAGGATGGCAAAGAATGGTCAGTCACTATGCCCGCGCATTATGGTTACATCAAGCGTACCGAAGGCGCTGATGGGGATCATGTTGATGTTTATCTTGGTCCGAACGAAAAATCAGATCAGGTGTTTGTAATTGATCAAAAGGATGCCGAAACCGGAAGATTTGACGAGCATAAATGTATGCTTGGATTTTCTTCGAAGGCAGAAGCTCGCAAAACTTATCTATCTGGATTTTCTGACGGCAAGAATCGTATTAAGCACATGCGCCGTATGAGTATGGCGGAATTTCGCGATTGGTTGGAAAAGGGCAATACTAAAAAGCGGATTGAGAATTATGCGACGGGAGGAGGCGTTTTAGACCGCGCTCTTCGGGCAGCCAAGAAGTACGCCCAAGGCGGAAAGCTGGATGAAACCGGTCTGGGTAGGCTGGAGAACCACAAGCCGCATATCTCCGGACTATTAGCCAGTGCTATTCCGGGAAGGACTGATAAGCTGCCGATATCCGTAAAGGCAGGAAGCTACATTGTGCCGAGCGACACAATCTCCGCTCTTGCCGAAGGCAACACCTTGGGCGGCAATGAAGTAATGAAGTATACTCTTGCTCAATATAGAGCAGAGGGTCGCAAGGCTGGAATTAAACCGCCAAAAGATCAAGGATTGATACCTATTGTGGCCGCAGGTGGAGAATATGTAATTCCCCCGGAGGACGCTATTAACATCGGGCATGGAGATTTAGATAAGGGACATAATGAATTAGACAAATTTGTATTAAAAACAAGAAAGCAGTTAATCAAAACTTCAAAGGGATTGAAGGGTCCAAAGAAAAACTAATGTCATTTAGCAGCAAAATCTCCAAAGAATTTTTCTTCAGCCTGTTTTCTGGCGTTAATTGCTATCGATTTATCCTTAAACAATCCAAGAGGATACATTCGATGATCTTTGTTAATATAAGCATACCATTTTTTATGTTTTTTATTCCAAGAAACACCCTTGGTGCCGGACGTATTATCCGTCCTGATCTTGGTATTGCACATATTTTCGGATTGGGATGCAAGTCTCAAATTAGAAATCCGATTATCCGCTGGATTCCTATTAATGTGATCAATAGAGGATGGTGGCCATTTTCTATAAAACAGGCACCAAGCTATATGGTGGGCCATACGATTTTTATAAAACAAGTTAATCTGCAAATGACCGTGCCGATGTGGCCTACCAGTAACTTTATTCTCAAATCGCGTATTCCAGCCTTTATCAAGGCGCTCCAGTCCTTTACGCAATTCCCTTCTTTTCCATCGCAATTCTCCCGTTTCGGGGTTGTAAGAAAAGAGCTTAGAGAGCTGTTCGTAAGTCATAACATCATAGTATCCAACATAGGCTAAAAGTCAATGACCGTGCCATCCATCGTTCGCATTGCAGGCCATGATGACTTTGTTGAAATTTATCGGCTTTTTCTGCAAAGCCACAACGAGAATGCCCTGTTCTCTCTTTCGCCTAGAAAGGTCGAATGGTTCCTCGGAAGAGCCTTGCATCCGGAGCTGATCCCTCCCGGCGATACCGGGGTACGTGGCTGCATCGGGGTTATTGGCCCGGTTGGCCACCTAGAAGCCCTCGTCTTTGTAACTATTGGGGAAATCTGGTATTCTGACGAGAAGCATATCGAGGAATTCATGGTTTACGTTGATCCTGAATTCCGTCACTCTGACCATGTTGACGCTCTCTTGGACTGGATGAAGGAACAGGTAGAGATTACCGGCCTGCCCTTGGTTACCGGTGTCGTGTCCAATCAGAGAACTGAAGCTAAATGCCGCCTATATCGGCGCAAATTCCCCAAAGCTGGAGAATTCTACCTCCAGAGGCCAAAGGCACTGTCCCATGGGTAGTCTATTAAGCGGTGGCAGCAAGGACGTTAAGACCAATACGCAAACCAATCAGACTACGCAGGGCAATGCCCCGGCCTATGGTGCCGCGACTGGCCTCTTGGGGACCACCCAAGGTGCCTTCCCCGGCCTGTATCAAAGCGCCCTACAGAACTATGCCACTACCAATCCGAACCTAAGCACCGCCAACGACATCGCCAACCGGCAAGCCCAAGGCGACGTATCCCAATTCCTGAATCCCTATGCCCAATACATGCTTTCAGGGCTTAATCAGAATCTTGGGATCGGGGATACCAAGCTGGCCAGCGCCAACCAAGCGGCTATCGGCGGCGTCGGGGGTGATCGCGGGGCTATTACCGAGTCCCTCAATCGCCAACAGGACCAGCTTGCCCGTGGCCAGCTCATGGGCGGTATCTATAACCAAGCCAATCAGAACGCCACAACCGCAGAGCAGAATCTGGGTAATCTCTGGTCCGCAGGCCAGAACGCCCCCGGCAATGCAGCCAAGAGCCAAGCCGGAATCATCGCTGGACTGATGCCTGCCATCGGCACCAATTCACAGGGAACACAAAATCAGGATCAGCAAACCACTACCCAACAATCGCCCCTAAGCGCCATAGCGGGTCTTGGTTCCCTCGCTTTGGGTGCCTTCACAGGCGGCGCTTCCCTTCCCTTTACCTCTGGTCTTAAGGGCATGATGGGGGGAGGCGGCGGCGGAGATGCTGCCGCTGGTGCTTCCGCCAATACGCTGGCTAATAATACGGGCGGTGCTTTTTATGGACCGGGCTTCGCCTCTGGCGGCTCCGTCAATCCTTGGGATGTCCAACACTTTGAGGATGGAGGTCCACCCACGACCTATACCAATATTGATGCTACCGATCCAAATAGCGATGTATACAAGAACCTGCCTTCTCAGATAACCCAACCTTATTCTCCTGAAGCCATCCAAGCCGAACGGCAAAACAATCCAATGGCTGCTCAAGCCCTTGGTTTTGCCGCCACTCCGAGAGGAATAACTGCGGTACCTCCTTCAGAAGACGAAGATACCGATATCAGCGCACGGAAAAAGAATGCGGATACCGAAATCAATATGCCTACAGTCCCGCATTACTCCCCTTATCAGCCAAGACCGCGTGACTGGTCTGACTTTCTCATAAAATCAGGGATCGGAATGCTGGCTAACTACGGCAAGACCGATTCAAACGGCGTTCCTCTTCCTGCCATTTCCACTATCGGGACCGGTCTGGGCGCTGGCTTGGCAGACGAGAAATCGCAACGGGAAGAAGCCCGCAAGGAATACGAACTTCAACATGAGGCCGAGAAGGGCAACTTCGAAGCCCAACGTCAATTGGCTGCACTACAGTTAACGAAGCGGGGACAGGACACCAAGGGAGAGGCGACGGAAGATCAGAAATTCTGGCAGCAAGCAGAATTGGCCAAGCCAATCCAGATTCCAAACCCTGCCGGTGAATATGCCCCTCCCCTTACCGTCAGGAGGGTGCTTACCCCCGATGGAAGGATTGAACTGCATCAATTAAACCCAGACGGGTCAACCGGCCCGGTAGTTGGCACTCCCGGTGCTGGAGGGCAGACAACAGCCCCAGCGGCTAAGACTGCACCACCGGCACCGTTCAATGAAAGATTTGACGCAAGCAAGATGAATCCGCAAGAAGCCGGAAGAAATCAGGAATTCATCAAGGCGGTTGAAGATCAGAATCCTACCTATGCGAATGATATCAGGAAGGCAGCTAATTACGAACTAGACCCGGTTAGAATGTTTAATAACTACAAGGGCGATAAACGCGCTAAATTCATTGGCGATGTTGCTACATATGATCCTTCGTTCAATATGCAGGAATATCCCAAGCGTCAAGCTGCGCTGAATGAATTCGTCAGAGGACCGACAGCCAGAGCCATCCAATCGCAAAACGTCGCTCTTTCTCATATGGATGTCTTGGGACGGGCCGCCGACGCACTCAATAACGGCAACATCGAAGCCTATAATGCCGCCAGAAACTACTGGAATAGCCATTTTATGGGTGATCCACTCCCCAACAACATGACTGCGGCAAAACAGATCGTCGGAGCCGAAGTTATCAAGGCGGTTGTTGGTACGGTATCGGGTGTCACCGAACGTCAGGAAGCGGCAAGGGCCGTCAGCGCCGACATTGCCAAGAACAAGGTTCATGGAGCCATTGGAATTTGGCAAGAATTACTAGCTGGTCAGATTGCTGGTGCCAAGAAGAGATATGAGGCAGATACTGGTCGCAAGGACTTTGAAACCAAGCTTGGTCCTGCGGCGATTTCTCAATTGAGAAAGATCGAAGGATCAGAAGACCCCCGGCAAGCCCTTCTGAAAGAAGGTGCAATAAGGATCATGAAAACGCCACCGGAAAATCGTCCGAATGGAATGCGACTGCCTACCCCGAAGGGGGTCATGGTATGGAACGCTGAAAAACAGAAGTGGTTTCCACAATGAGTGGGAAAGACGGCTTTTCCGATGAAGACCTGTTTGGCAAACAGACAGGTATTACAATAAAGCCAAAAGAAAGCGCCGGTTTCAGCGATGAGGACTTATTCAAGTCACCATCTGAAGGAAAAACAGAAGATAATTCTTTGTGGAGTCCGATTACTGGAATTCCCAATGCCATTGGTGAAGAGGCCGCCAAAGGCTGGGGACAGATGTTTCCGGAGGAATCAAGAAGCGATCAGGGTCCGATAGCCGGTCCAATGCAAACCTTGGGCAGAGCTGGGGGCGCTCTTAGAACCTTGGCCTCCCCTTTTACGGGAACGGCGCAGTCCCTTATTGGTCGTCCAATGGCATGGGCCGAACATGGCATCGGAACCCTGATTAATCCAGAAGTTGCGGCTCATGATAATCCAGAGGCAATGTATGAAACCGCCAAGGAAGATGTAGGCAAGGCAATGGGTGCAATGCGTCCTGCTGGCGCACCTATTCCTAGTTTTTCGGGACGGTTTCCTAGCGGGTTCCATGGCACCAAATGGCAACCCGGCAAGAATTGGGGAGTGGGACCAGCACCTGTCAGACCATCGGTTACGGTACCTCCACCTGAAACCATTGGCGATTTCGATGTTCCTCTTACCGTTGGACAGGCGGCGGGAGATACGACCGCGCTCACAGAAGAACAAGCCGCTCTTCGTGGCGCTAGAGGCGAAAAATCACAAAAACTTGCCGAGCAACGTCTTACCGAACAGCAGGATGCGCTTGAAGCCGCCAGAAGTGGTATTGGTCGCAGTTTCGACCGGTTTGGACAGGAAATTGTCCCCGGCTCATATGAATCTGGAGAAATGATTTCCGCGCAAGTGGCAGAACGTGCCGCCGCCGCTAAAGCAAGGGCAGATCAATTATATGAGAAAGTAAGAACAACCCCCGGAGAGTTTCGTAGGGATACTTTCGAAGGAATCGCAGACAGGATAAAAAATGATCTCGATCTTGGAACCAATCCTCCAGTAAGAATTGATAGACTAAAAACATCGACCGCAGCAGATGCGCTTGATTATATTGAGGAGAATATAAACAGGCTAAAGATTGAAAACCGGGCGACTACTCAAGGTGTACCCAATCCTGCTGAAACCAATCCGGACAAGGGTATTCTTTCCGGGATAACCCTTGAAGGAGTAGACGAAACCAGAAAGGGTCTTGTCCAGTTCACCAAGGATGCAAAGAAGTGGCCTCCTGACGCAGACACCCGCGCTACTCAAGCGGTTCTTCATGCCTTTGATCGTCAGATTGAAAGAGCGGTAGAAGAAGGCTTATTTTCTGGCGATCCGCGAGTTCTTCAATGGCTTAAGGATGCTCGCGCCGCACATTCTGAATACCGCAAGCTATATACACCCCTATCCCGCGACGGCGATGTGGCTCGTGCCATGAGACATATCCTCGGGAATGGAATTGAGGCACAAAAAGCTACTCCTGAAGAGATAGCCAACTATCTATACGGTACAGCCAATATTGGAAAATCCGGATTATCCGCGAGATTGACCCATCATTTGAAGGGTATTTTCGGAGAACAATCGCCAGAATGGGATGCCGTTCGTCAGGGTCTATGGTCGCGGTTGACTGAATCCGGTGGGGTTGGAGAAGGTCCGCAAAAAGCATTTACGAGACTGGATAAGTTTCTGAATGGATCAGGAAGGGCGCTTGCCGAAAAAGCATTTACCCCGGCAGAGCGCCAGTTAATGCAACGCTATGCCGATCTGCAAAGGAAACTGATTCCTCCCCAAAAAACGATCCAGAACTGGAACCTGCCGATGTTCCAGCGCATTTCCGAAAACGCCAGAGCGCATATAGGCTCCCTGATTGGAAGTCACATAGGAGGCCTCTTCGGGGCTTTGGCGGGTAATCTTGCAGGACGTGGTATTACCGTAGTCGATAGGGCCTTAAACGCTCGCAGAATTGCCCAGATGATGCCGACCATCGATCAATCCTTGGATAGGTGGCAGAAGGCACAGGCAGCCCTGAATAATACCCTTCCCTCAAAGAAGGCGCTGACTATAGCCACCGAAAGGCTGATCAATAGTTTAACTTCGATGGGAATCGATTCTGGGGCAGTTATGAGGGCGCTTCAGGGAACGATGCCAAGTCACGCAGATGAAGAACAGAATCAGCCCTAATGGATAGGGTATTACCAACCAGATCGCGGCCAGTAGCAGAGTAATCAACTTCATAGGAAGCAGGATAATGACAGACCTGAACCTGCTCAAGGCCCGCAACACCCTCCGCTGGAATAGCACCAAGATGCTGCGCCGCAGCGATTTCGACTTCATTGCCGCCAAGCTGGATGGCGCAATCGCCAAGGCACGGTATCAGGCAGTTGAATCCAAGACGGGTGTCCCTTGGTTCGTGGTGGCCGTGATCCACCAGCGGGAGTCCTCGCAGGACTGGGCCGCAAGCCTAGCCCAAGGCGATCCATGGGATACGGTATCCGTCCACGTTCCCAAGGGCCGTGGCCCCTTTACCTCATGGATGGAGGCCGCCGTAGACGCCCTTGTGAACTGCCCGCCGTATGCCGCCCGCAACAAAGACTGGACCGTAGGCGGCACCCTGACGGTGCTGGAGGGCTATAACGGCATGGGATACGCCAACATGGGCAGGCCGTCGCCCTACATCTGGGCCGGGACAGACCAATATTCCTCCGGGAAGTACGTCCGGGACGGGGTTTACGATCCCAATGCGGTAGACCGGCAGCTAGGTTGCGCGGGCCTGCTGATGGCCATGGCGGCCATGGACAAGACGATAAATATCGGTGGAAAACTCATCCCGGCCCCCGCACCGGCACCTGCCCCGATACCGAAACCTCCTGTGCCACCGGTAATTGTGCCTCCCGCGCCGCAACAACCGGTATCATGGTTATCAGGAATAATGTCTGCTATCCTGTCCATCTTCAAAAGGAGCAAACCATGAAGGGCCTGATTACATTTGACTTTGGGGCGCTGATCGGAGCCGCCGCCGGTGCCTATATTATCTGGGTAGGCAAGGATTGGATGATCAAGACGTTCTCCGGGGCCGAGGCGCTTAAATCCCGCCTTCAAGCCTCCATCGACGCCTTGAAGAAATAGCCATGTGGACCCGGATCAAGAACTGGTTCAGGAACTCGGAAACCATCTTCTGGAGTCGCCTTCAGGTCTTGGTTGGCTCTTTGTGGGTAGCTTTGTCAGCCAGTGACCTGTCTCCGTTGCTCAATCCCAAATACATGGCAATCTGGCTGATCTTTAATGGCTTTATTACGGAATACCTCAGAAGGCGCTCTACCGAGACTGTAACCGTGCCTCCGGTCGTGCCCGGAGAACCCCCGGTAGTCAAACTGGTAAGCCTGTAGCCATGTGGGCACTTCTCACAGGCATTCCGGGGCTGATCGCCGGTCTTTTCGGCAGCATCAACCATATCACCGACGCTATCTCCAACGAGAAGATCGCTCTTATCAATGCCAAGACGCAGGAAGAGCAGATAGCTGTTACCGAGCGGGTCAAAACCCTTGAGGCCAAGCGCGACCTGATGATTGCTGAAGCGGGGGCCTCTCGCCTGAATATCTGGGTGCGCTCGTTTATAGCCCTTGGACCAGCCTCCTTTCTCCTTAAGGTTTTCCTTTACGATAAGGTGATAGGGGCATTCTTGGGATGTTCTGGTAAAACGGCTCCGGGAACTTGCGGGACATTCGTAACCGATCCGTTGGACCCCAATCTTTGGCAGGTCATATCCATCGTGCTGGGCTTCTATTTCCTGTATGAAGGGGCCGTTGGAATTACCCGGATCATCAAGCGATGAAAGTAAGTAATGATACTCCAGAAGAAGCGGAGGCAATCGATGCGACAGGAGCAAAGCTGGTGTCTAACGTATGGGTCACGCTGATAGCGCGATTTGCCATTATAGGCGCTACCTGTTTCATGCCGATTGCGGGATGGTTGATGGTTCGCGCCGTAAACTCCGTCGATCAAATAGCATCTAAGGTGGATTCCATTGGAGAAAGAGAACAAGACACCAATTTCACCGTTAAGCTGATCCAGCAGACCCAGAACCAACAAACCGGAATTATTGCCGATCATGAGTCCAGAGTTCGTACTCTGGAAAAGATTAACGCCGCAAAGCCGAATTAGCGACCGGCAAAATACCCGTTTGTCAAGACTATAATTGCCTATTCCAAGGCTGGTAAACTGTGTCCCTCAATCACGATACAGGGACCATAAACGATGAAGACCATCCTCTCCATCGCTACCGTCATACTGACATTCGTAGCTTCCACCACCGCAGAAGCGCGGCATCGCCACCGGCATTACCATTATCAGAGAGTTGCCTACGCACAGGCCCATCCCGACTGTAATGTTCTCTGGCCCTGCGCCGGTGTAATCTCTTCCCCAAGAGGGGAACGTATCGTCAAGGCCATGGGCGGCTTCGGATCAGCCCAAAAGGTCTACAAGACACGGCAATATGCCAGTCTGGATTACAGACATAAGGCCAATATCCGTCCCCATAGGCGTCACCACCGGGATATGCCCACTACGTCCGTGGCAGGGATCGTATCGCCCTTGGCGCACAAGGTAGCCGAGATTGTATCGAACTGTGGCTCCAAGGTCATTTCAGCGGTGCGCCATACCTATATCGCGGGCACCCGCCATATCAGCCTACATGCGTCAGGCAAGGCGGTCGATATCGCCGGTAATTCCGGCTGCATCTATGCCCATCTGCACGGCTGGCCGGGAGGCTATTCCGTGGACTACGGCAGGATGCGGCATGTCCATGTATCCTATGACGCTTCTGGCGGCAGGGAGATGGGGGCTAGGTTCGTCCATGGAGGAGGACATTATGCTCACCGCACCCGTTACGCGAGGTACCACCACAGGCAGTATGCTAGCAACCAGTAGGGTTGTTCTGCTTCTCATGTTGTTGGCTTCCCCGGCCTGTGCCGGGGAGGTCGAACCCAAGATACCCACAAGGCTGGGCTGCATCGTCGTCCGGGCGCTCCACAGGCACTGGGCTAGGGAAGGCTATACCGTCGAGCAGATGAAGGATTACATGCGACACAAGGGTATATCGGAAGCCAGAGTAGCCGGTGCCGAGAAATGCCTTAGCTAGACTTCAGCGCCGTAAGACCGGCGTTGTTCGTCGCAAGCTGGGCGGTCAGGGCGTCGATTGCCGCCTGATCGGTGCCCACTGACGCCTTGAGCTTGGCGACTTCGGCGGAAACGTCTGTCACCGCTTGGGTATTGGCGGCGACTTCGGCGGTCAGGTTGGTAAGATCGGCCATTAGTATCTCCAGTGCGCGTGTATGTATTTCCAGTGCGTTTTTATGTCTTTCCAGAAGCTCCCAAACTAATTCAAGGCTTCTGTCGTGTCTGCTTCTAAACCATAGCATTTTGAATACCACCTGTCATTAGCGCCGCTCCAGCCTGTAACTGCCGTTAACGGCGGTAATACGGAGAGGCTTGATAATCCCGTTGATGGCATGGACCGTGGTACGGAGGGTTGTATAGCCCCCGACCCGGAATTCCGTGCCGTCATCGAAAAACCTGTCAATCAGGGTGTCGGCGGGGACGCCTTCTCGCCCCTTTGAGATAATCAGGTCAAACAGCTTCCTGCGTTTCGGGGAGAGATCGAACTTGAGCGGTTCGTCCCTCATGGAATGACTACAGTATGGACACTTCATTTTACCATCCTAATTTGCGAAAGATTGCATCGACCAAACCTTCGGTAGCGCCCCATACCGTAGCTAAAACGATTATTTTTTTCCATGTCAGGTTGATTATAATCATGTCGTTCCCCTAAGCATCCTTGCCTCAATTCTGGATGTGGCTCCCTTATATTTAAGGGTTCTAGTTTCTTTATTAAGAATGCGACTTATATTGCTTTGCGTTACACCAAACTTCTTGGCTATTTCCTTTTGAAGATATCCAAGTTTTCGCATGGCAAAAATCTTAGGTATCGATTGATCTAATAACTTAGAATTATGATGCTTTTCTCCTAACTTGAAACCGGTTAGAAAACCGTGATGCTGTCTTTTATCTTCAATGTTTTCAAGTACGGTTCCCCACCTTAGATTGGAAATATGGTTATTCAACTTATCGCCATCGATATGACGAGTATGAATTTGGGATTGATCTGGTATTCCAATATGAGCGAGAAGCACCAAACGATGAACTCTAAAATTTTTATTTTTCCCATCTTGAGAGAGATGGATATATAAATATCCATTATTTGTAGTTAGTTTTCTTATAGTGCTATCCCTTCTTATTCTCCCGTAAGAAGAAATTTCATATTTATTCCAACCAACGATTGGCTTCCAAATTTCTTTCATAGCCGCATCTCCGCTCTTTTATTTGCTTCCATGCTTTGTTCTTCATGTGCTTTCATACGGATATATTCTAATTCAATCTTGGCGATATTGGCTTCCTTACGCGCCAAGATGATTTTCTCGATATGGGAAGCCCATTCCGGGGATGCCTTCACCATTTGCTCGGCACGATTGACAGGAATATCGCCGTACACTGTCTGTTTCTGCGCCATTACGGCGCTCTTGGAATCCTCCAAGAGGGAGGCGGCGGCTTCAAGTTCCGCCCACTCCCTCCCTTGCAGACGATATTCTTCTGACCAGATCGGGTGGTTATCGCTCATTTTGCGAAATCCGGCAGCTCGTCATTCAAATCCGCATTCCTCGCATTCGGTCCCAAGGTTGCTTCCCAGACCCGCTTCAGGGAATTGACGGTCCTGATCAAGTCCTCTTCTTTCGGGATGATGCCCTCGGAGAGATAGGCGGTATTGCCAAACAGGTTATTCATCAAGCCGCAAATCCAGATATCGCGGCGACGGATCACATCGAAGTCTCCGGACGTTGTGGGAGGCGCTTTCACGGTAGACACGGAGCCATTGGTTTTCATAACCGCTCCGCCTACCAGTTCACATTCGCCCACTGTCTTGTAGGTCTTGCCCTGAAAGTTGTTCTCGGTGATCTTCATGAGTTTGTAGGTAGACCCTACATTGTAGTTCTGAAGCTTGTCGGCCCAGACACCCCAGCGATTGCCAGCGGTGTCATAGACAGCGCCCTGCTTCTTGCCGGGTTGGGGAGTGCTGATGCTTGCGATAGTGACGATCTGTTCCATAATTCTCTCCGTTACAGCTTGGTTTCGACATATACAGATATGCCCTTGGGTAGCTTGTCATGCAGCTTGCGGTAGGCTCTGGCGGATTTAAGGACGGCTTCCCGTATATCGGAAGTCAGGCCCAGATCATCCAGAGCTTCGATGATATCCACAATCTCAAGTATTTCCTTGTTCCGCAGTCCGATGGCGCGGGATAATCCCCCGCCTATTTTGACATGACTCTCTTTTTCCGCGAGCGCGGACGCGCGGGTGAGCCTTTCGTACTCCTTGAAGGCGTCGTCCGCCGCCTTGATGCTGTCTCCCACATTAACACCGACCACACCAGCGGCGGCTTCTTCCTTTGCGTCCTGCTCAAGACGTTCGGCATCGCGGGCAGCTCGTTCAGCTTCTTCCGCACGTTGGTGGGCAGCTTCAGCCGCATGAATTCGACGCTCCTCTTCAGCCCTAATAAATGCACCAAGGCGCGATTGTAGTTCTTCAATGACCCTTGAGAGAGTTTCTCTTGGTCCTCTATAATACTGATTAATTCCCTTAACCTGTTCATTAAGAGGTCTGACTTTTCCTTCACGTTCGTCCTCCAAGTCTTTGATTGCGAGTTTTCCCCGGTCGAGGAATAGCTTGGCCTCACGCGCGTTCTCTTCTGTCTGGATAACCGGGTTTTCAGACAGCCACTCGTTAAGGTCTTTCATGACATCCTGTGCCATGATCGTCATGTCGGGCGGATTGTTTGAGATGTTCATTCGACTACCGGCAATTCTTCGAACTTGGCTTGAGCGGCAGACAGCTTGGTAAAGACACGATATAGAGTATTGACGATCTGGTTCAGATCGCTCTTGGCGATTGTATTGAAGTCAGGCTGGCCCTCCATCATATTGATGTGCCGTTCAATTACCTCCGTAGCCGCAGAGATAAAGTCCAGATGCGTTCCGATCTTCTGGTCGTATTCTTCCAATGACATACTCATTTCATCACCTTTCTAATCCGCGCCAGTTCCACCATGTTGCGGACGATGGATTCTGTTTCCGCAAGTAGTGGCGTACCGGCGCGGATTTTCGTCCAATGCGCTTCGGCTCGTGCAAGTGTTAGATATCGACAACCGGCTTTCACCATCGGCTCTTTGTCGTTGGTCAGTTTTTGCAGGAAGAAGGGCCAGCCGTCCGAGCGCGTGGCACCTTGAATGATCCATTGGGTGCCGAGGTCCGCTCCCAAAAGGTTCGCTCTCGAAAGGTTCGCTCCCAAAAGGTTCGCTCCCAAAAGGTTCGCTCCCGAAAGGTCCGCTCCCAAAAGGTCCGCTCCCAAAAGGTTCGCTCTCGAAAGGTTCGCTCTCGAAAGGTCCGCTCCCAAAA